TAAAAAAGTTTATATACTTTTCTGGCGACCGGCGGAAAGGACCCCCAAAAACATGACCAGCAACCCCCTCGAAAAGGACGTCGAGAAGTACCTCGTAAGGCAGTGCGCTAAGCGCCGCTGGCTCAGCTACAAGTTCCTCTCCTCGGAGACGGGGGTACCCGACCGGATCGTTATCCTCCCCGGCGGTGTGGTCTGGTTCCTCGAACTCAAGCGAGCGCGAGGCGGGCGGCTCTCTGCCCGGCAGAAACACATCATCAGCAAACTCGACACCCTCGGCGCGAACGTCTCGGTGCTTTACGGGCACGACGGCGTGGCGCAGTGGCTCGCAGACCGCGATAGCGAGCACTAGACGAAAGGACCACATCGTGACCACCGACCCTATCTTGAAGCTGCGCCCGTATCAGACCGAGGCCGTGGACTTCCTGCACTCCCCCGGTAAGGGCAAGGCACTCTTCCTCGACATGGGCTTGGGCAAGACCGCAACGTGCCTGAGCGCCCTTACTCGTGACCACCTGCCCGCCCTCGTCGTCGCTCCGAAGCGTGTCGCTGAGTTCACGTGGGGGGCTGAGCGCGACATCTGGGCACCACACCTGTCCATCACCGTTGTGAAGGGCACCCCGCAGAAGCGAGCCGCCGCTCTTGCTGTGGATGCAGACCTGACCATCATCTCCCGCGAGAACCTGGCGGAAGCCGCACAGAAGGCAGCCTCCGGCTACTTCAAGACCCTCATTATTGACGAGCTCTCCGGCTACAAAAACCAAGCCACCCAGCGTTTCAAGGGCGCATCCATCATCACGCCCTTCGTAGACCACGTGTGGGGTCTGACCGGCACGCCCACCCCGAAGGGTCTGCTCGACCTGTACTCCCAGATCAAACTGCTCGACGGTGGCTTGGCGCTCGGTCGCACCTTGACCGCGTACCGCGAGCGCTTCTTCCTTCCGTCCCAGCGCTTCGGAAACTTCACCCAGTGGCTACCCAAGGCAGGGTCGGAGAAGAAGATTTACAAGGCAATCGAACACCTGGTGCTCTCGCAGGGCACCGAGGGTCGCGTCGAGCTGCCCGAGGTCACCTACGTGACTCACCCGGTACGCATGACGGCGACCGCAGTGAAGGCATACAAGAAGATGCGAGATGAGATGAGCGTTTGGTTGGCTTCGGAGGGCGAGGAAATCTCCGCTCAGAACGCCGCTGTTGCCTCTAGCAAGCTCTCGCAGATCACCAGCGGCTTCTTGTACCAGGAAGCTGACATCGACGCTCCAGCGAGCGCTGAGCGCCCGTTCGTCCAGCTTCACCGCGCCAAGCTCGACAAGCTGGAGGACCTGGTGGAAGCCGCCAATGGCTCCCCGGTGCTGGTCTTCTACCGCTTCGCCGCTGAATTGCAGATGCTCAAGGCGCACCCGAAGCTCGGCCCGCTGGTGAGCACCGTCAAGGACAAGGACTTCGTGGACCGCTGGAACAATGGCGGGATTCCCATCCTCGCCGCACACCCCGAGTCGATCGGTCACGGTTTGAACTTGCAGAAGGGCGGCCACATCGCCATCTGGCTCTCCCTGCCTTGGAGCAGTGAGGCGTGGTTGCAGTCCAACAAGCGCCTTCACCGCAGCGGACAGGAGCACCCTGTGACGATTCACATTCTTGAGGTTCCGAACTCCATTGACGAGCATGTTTACGCGCGATTGACTCACAAGGTGGACGCGCAGCAGGCGCTCCTGGACTACCTCAGGAAGGAGGAAGTGTAGACTGAGAGCGCAAAGAAAAACCCCCGGAGCTATGAACTCCGGGGGTACACACACCACTGAAAATAGTGGCTCAACCAAACGACATTAGGAGCTATAGTACCATGTCCGTACTCTCCCCGGCAACGACCACGACTGCTGCCGCGATTCGCGCAGAGAAGCGATTCCCCGTCGAGGTAGCACAGGGCACCAGCGCGAACACCACCGCCCTACAGTACAGCATTGATGACTTCCTCGACATGCTCCACTCGCCCGGAACGCAGAAGAACGCCCGCTCGTACCTTCCCGGTGAATTGCGTGGGCATCACCGTAGCGGCGATAACGTGATTGGCCGTAGCGTCATCACCCTCGACCTGGACGGAGCCTCCGCAGAGGGCTTCACGGAGCTTCTGAGCTACCTTGAGGACGTGGCGGTGCTCTGGCACACGACGTACTCGCACTCGCCGCAGAAGCCCTCGTACCGCGTGCTCATTCCGCTGGATGGGATGGTGCCTCCCGACGTGTACACCCGCATCGTGCGTGAAATCATGCGCGCTGTACCTCAAGCGGCGATTGATGCCGCGAGCGCCACTCCCAGCCAGATCATGTTCACTCCGGCGGCGAAGGATGCGAGCCTGTACGAGTTCGGGAGCGAGCTGAACCGCCCGTTGGCCTCCGGTGCGCTGTTCCAGAGTGCGCCGGACACCCCCGGAGCCGCCGTGTCGATGGGACGAGTGCGCAAGAAGGACCCGCTGACCCTCAAGGGCATCGCCGGGGAGTTCTGCAGGCACTACCAAGACCTCGATGAGCTGATTGAGGTGTTCAAGCTCCCCTACGAACGTGTCGGTAGCCGGTTCCGGTACACTCACGCCGATAAGAGCTCCGCTCCGGGCATGAGTCCCCTGCCGGACGCCCCTCTGCTGTTCTTCTCGAACCACCGAAGCGACCCCGCGAGTGGTCACGCTCAGAACGCCTTCGATTTGGTGCGTATTCACCGCTTCGGAGAACTGGACGCAGGCTATGAGGGCGCAGTTATCCACGCCCCGTCCTCCCGAGCCATGAAGAGCTTCCTGGAGGGGCACGAAGGCTTCCAACAGCGCCGAGCCACCGCCGCCTACGAGCAGGTTGCCCGCCCCGCTGTCGCTGGTAGCCCGCTGACCGTCTCTGAGGACTATTCCACCCTCACCCAGGAGCCTGAGCCCGTCGTAGAGGCGGAGGAAGAGGAAGACCTGGGTGAAGGGGAGCTCGAATGGACGAAGAAGCTGCTCCGGCACGAGAAAACCCTGCATGTCGAAGACCGCATCGAGAATTATGACCTCATCTTCATGCACGACCCCATCTTCAAGTCTCTTTGGTGGAACGTGCGCGGTGATTACGAGGCAATCATGGGCGAAGACTACGACCTTCGCGATGGAAGCCCGCCGCAGGTGAACAATGCTGACGTTAGTGGCCTCAAAGACCATATCGAGCGGCAGTACCAGATCCGGCGCGTTACTCGGCAGCGAGTGGATGACCTTCTCGGGCGTGTGCGCCGAGAGCGGCGCATCGACCCGGTGAAAAAGTACCTGCAGAGCCTCACCTGGGATGGCATACCCCGCCTGGAGACGTGCCTACCCGGTGCCGAGGACACCCCGTATAACCGCATGGTCGCTAAGCGCGCCCTGCTCGGGGCGGTAGCACGCGCGTTCAAACCGGGGTGCAAGGTAGACCAGTCGCTTATCCTCTACGGCGGGCAGGGCGTGGGTAAGACCACCTGGATTGAGCGCATGGCGCGCGGATACACCGCCAGCCTGGGCGACATCCAGAACAAAGACACCCTCATCTCGGCTTCGCGCTCGTGGATTATGGTGTCGGATGAAGGTCACGCTCTGAACAACGCTGACTTCAACGAGCTCAAGGACTTCTTGACCAGGCAGAGGGACGTGTACCGCCTGCCTTACGACAGGTCCGCCACTGAGGTGCCCCGCCGCTGGGTTGTGTGGGGTACTACCAATGATCCGATGATGTTGCGCGAGCGCGACGGTAACCGACGCTTCCTCATTGTCGATGTGCTGGAGCAGATGGACTTCGATAAGTACACCCCCGAGTACGTAGACCAGGTGTGGTCAGAAGCGGTGGCTCTGTACCAGGAGGGCGAGCGCCCCGTACTCTCCCCTGCAGAGGAAGTGCTGGCAGAGCAGGCTCGGAAGTCTCACACGATGGAAGACAACCTCGTGGCGACCATCACCGAGGCGCTGGAGTCCCCTGTGCCCCTGGCGTGGGAGCGTATGTCCCTGCCGAATCGTACTCAATGGCTCCAGGATGAGAGCTTGGGCGCAGAGGATAAGTCTCAGCCGAGGGCTCCCCGTTCGTTCATCACCCCCGCCGCGGTGTGGGTGGAAATCATGCGCAAGAGTCTGCCCGACATGTCTTTGCGCGACCAGAACCGCATTACAGCTGCCCTGGTCAGCCTCACCCGTAAGGGCGTGCTGGTCCAGGAGGAGGGCAGGCAACGAGTCGGTTGCTACGGCTCGCAGACCGTCTTCCGTGTCACCTACGCTGACTAGGCGTGGGCTATCTCACCAACGCCCGCTTGAAACGGTGGCGGTTCCGGTGCAATACTGGAATCAACCCGCCTCAAGCGGGCTCTACATGAAAGGAAAAGTGAATCATGACTCCCCTCAATTCTGAGGCAAGCGCCGCTGCCATGACGGACGCGGCCACCATTATCATCAAGGAGTTGCAGACCATCGCCGCCTCCTTGGAGGATTTGACGAAGCGCGTCGAAGCGCTTGAAAGCGGTGGCACCCCCACCCGAGAAGTCACCTTCGAGCAGATGCGAGCCGCCGTCCAAGAGCTGCAGGACCTCGCCGGAGCGCAGGCACTACATCTCGTGCAGACCGTGCTCTCCACCCGAGGCTTCTCTCGGGTATCCGAGGTTCCTGTAGCAGACCGCGCCGACATCCTGCGCAAGCTGGAGAGCGAGATCGCTAACCGAAAGAACCGCGCGGATGCCTGACGTCCACGCCAAACTGTCCCCCTCCTCCAGCCACCGCTGGCTCAACTGCACGAAGTCCTTCGACCTCATCGAGTCGGCTAAGGTACCCGAGCAGGCAGCGGGCCTGGCGGCTGAGGAGGGAACTCTAGCCCACGCCGTGCTAGAGAATCTGATGAAGCAGGCACTCGGTAAAGTCTCTGCCGCGGAGTTCAAGGCAGAGCGCAAGCGACTCGCGGAAGAAGCCGAGAGGTTACTGGGTCGCCCTGCAATCTCCGAGATGGAGAAGTTCGCCTCCGGGCAGGTCGAGTTCATCCTCGACATTCTCCGAGACGACCCGAACGCGCTCGTCATGATTGAACAGCGAGTCTTCGTGACCGAGCAGTGTTTCGGAACCGCCGATGCGATTGTCGTCAGTGGCACCACCCTGTACGTTATCGACTACAAGTATGGTTCTGGCATCCCGGTGAACGCGGTAGAGAATCCGCAGTTGCTCCTCTACGGAGCAGGCGCCCTGCGCTACTGGCAGTTGGTCTACGACATCCAGGAGGTAGAGCTTCACATCTTCCAGCCGCGCCTGCATAGCCACAGCGAGTTTCGCCTCTCTGCAGACGAGCTACGTAGCTGGGTGGACACGAAGGTGCTACCTGCTATTGACGAGATCAATTCCTCCACCGGCTCGTTCTGCCCGAGCGATAAGATTTGCCAATGGTGCCCCGCCAAGGCGATCTGCTCGGCGCGAGCGAACGCCATGTGGGGATTCCTACTACAAGAAGGGATGCTGACGGATGACTGATGCCCCGGTCCTTGCACCCGTAGGCGAGCTGACTGTCGAGCAGCTTGCTATGGTCGCCCTGAACTCCAAGGCGATTAAGAAATGGCTCACCGATGTCGAAGAGCACGTGCTCACCCAGGCGTATGACCACGGGGTGAAATTCCCTGGACTCAAGGTTGTGCGCGGCTCCTCTCGACGAGCCATCCCCGACCCCGAAGGCTTCCTCCGCGCCCTTGAAGAAGGCGGAGTGAGCACCGACGGGCTCAGCCAGACGATCGTGAAGCTGGAAACCATCACCGTACTGGAGCGCAAGCTCAAGACGAAGTTGGAGGACACCCCGGCAAGCGAGTTCGTCACCAAGACCACCGGGAAGCTTGCTCTCGCCCCGGAGAGCGATAAGCGCCCGGCAGAAATCAAGGCAGAAGCGGCTGCTTCTGCCTACGAAAACCTCAATATCTAACCACTGAAAGGAAAACCATCCAAATGGCTACCACCGCAATTACCCTTGGCCGCGTTCGCTTCTCCTACGTCAAGCTCAAGGACCCCTTCCGCCACCCCGATGGCGGTTCTCGCGAGTACGTCCCGCAGGCAGTCGTGGACCGCATCATCGCGGAGCAGGGCAAGGACAGCCCGGAGATCCGGGATCTCCAGTACAGCATCAACCTGATTATCGGCAAGGATGACAAGCTGCCCGGCACTGACAAGACGCTTATGGAGGCTCTGGGAGAGAAGGTTTCTGACGCGATTACCGAAGCTGTTGCAGCTAAGCGTCTCCCGGAAAACCTGGGCGACAAGCTCCGCGAACACTGGCTCGACCGCACCGCTTTGTACCTCGCTTCGGACGGTAAGCTCAAGACCACCATCCGAGACAGCGACGTTCATGGCGATGAGCCCACTCCGTCACACCTGGTGAACACGTACAACTTCAATGTGTCCCCCAAGGCTAAGCAGGGTCGTGTTCCCACCTTCAAGTGGGGGGTAAACCCGACCACTAACAAGCAGGGCGCGGTGCCTGTAGATGTCGATGAGATCCACTCCGGCGATTACGGCTTTGTTGAACTGGTACCCTACATCTTCAACAACAAGGGCTCCATCGGTCTGACCTTCTTCGTAAATTCGATCCTCAAGACTCAGGACGGCGAGCGCCTGGACGGTACCCGCGACGCGGGCGCAGCTTTCGAGGGTCTGGGCGACTACATGGCAGAGGTAGCAGACGAGGGCGCATCGGAGTTCGCGGCGGCCCCGGAGTCGATTGACGACGTGCTGTAGACTGTAACTATTCCACACTAACCCCCGGCACGGATTCTACCCACGTGCCGGGGGTTTCCTTTAGGAGCTGTAATGGAAACATTGATGTTCATCGACTTTGAAACGTACTCTTCGGTGAACCTGCGCGACTGCGGCGCATACCCGTACATGGCATCACCCGACTTCGCGCCCCTCATCATGACGTACCGCTACGGCGTGGACGGACAGACGAAGATCGCTCAGGGCGAGGCTGAAATCAAGTGGGCGCTTCGTGGACTGCACGAGCGCGAGCACGTCACCTTCGTCGCGCACAACGCTAACTTCGAGCGCCTGGTTCTCTCTCGCATCTTCGACTACGCACCGGGCACCTTCATCCCCCCGGAGCGCTTCATCGACACTATGGCTATGGGTCGCTCACTAGGCTTCCCCGGTAGCCTGGCTGACCTGGCTCGCGCCCTGCATGTGGAAGAGAAGGACTCAGCGGGCACCGCCTTGATTCAGATGTTCTGTGTTCCCAGCAAGAAGACTGGGCGCGCGGCGACCCCCGAGGAGCGCCCCGAGGAGTGGGCTGCCTTCTGCCGCTACGCCGTTCAGGATGTCGATACGATGGTCGAGGTTTACACGGCGCTGACCACCCGATACGGTGGCTTCCCCAAGGGCGAGCGCGAGGTGTGGAACGCGGACCAGCGCATCAACGACCGGGGTATTCTGGTGGACGCGGAGCTGGCGGTTCGGTGTATGGACATCGCCGCTGTGGTCAAGGACTTGCACCTGCAACACATGGGCAAGATCTCGGGGCTTGCCAACCCGAACTCGACCGCTCAGGTATTGGCCTGGGTGAACCGCCGCCTGGTTGAGGCTGGCGTGATGGATGGGCAGAACGACATACCAGTGTTCAAGGACACGGGCGCGCCCCTCAAGAGCGTAGACAAAGCGTCCGTAGCTTACCTGCTGTCCCGAACCGACCTGCCGCGAGACGTGCGCACCTTCCTTGAAGAGCGCGCCGCCTCTAATGCGGCGAGCGTCGCTAAGTTCAAGGCGATGACGAACCGACTCGGCGTGGGTAACCGCGTTCGTGGTACCATCCAGTACTTCGGTGCCCACACCGGGCGCTGGGCTGGGCGCGGTGTCCAGTTGCAGAACCTCCCGAGCGTCACTGCGGGAGACGACGAGAAGACCCAGGCGTTCGTAGACCGCGTGATGAACGAGCCCGCCGAGAATTTCAGCATCTCCGAGCTCAAGCCGCTCATTCGTGGCGCGCTCATGGCACCTGCGGGGCAGACTCTCACCGTCTGTGACTACAGCGCGATTGAAGCGCGCGTGCTGGCGTGGCTCGCCGGTGAGGAATGGGTGCTCGAAGCGTTCCGAGCGGGTCGAGACATCTACATTGAGACTGCCGCTCGAATGTTCCACGTGCCCTACGAGGAAGCGCGGCCCCTGCGTAAGAAGGGTAAGGTTGCAGTCCTCGCGCTGGGCTACGGCGGCGGCATCAACGCACTCAAGGCGATGGGTGCAGAGGGCACCGACGCGGAGCTTGAAGAGATCAAGCAGACGTACCGAGCGGCTAACCCACGCATCGCGAAGTTCTGGGCTGACATGGACCGCGCGATGCGCAACCGCTCCGGGCGCGTCGGTGAGTACATCACCGTCCATCCAAAGGCTAACGGTCTGGTCACGATCAAGCTGCCCAGTGCCCGCGAGCTGTTCTACCATAAGCTCCACTTCCGCACCGTCGCCAAGTTCGATAAGGAGGTGGAGGCTTTGCACTTCCTCGACCCCAAGAGCCACCGAGCCGCCATCCCCACCTACGGTGGACGACTGACTGAGAACGTGACGCAGGCGGTAGCCCGCGACGTTCTGGCTCATGCTCTGGTGAACCTCGATAAGGAGAACGTCGCGGTTGTCGCGCATGTTCACGATGAGGTCATTGCCGAAGGCGGGGTAACCGTGGAGCGAATGAAGGAGCTGATGGGCGCAGGTGTGGGCAACCCGCTCGCACCGCCCTGGGCTGATGGTCTGCCGCTCGCGGCAGAAGGCTACTACTGCGCGCGCTATCGAAAGGAGTAAGGATGCGTCACGTATCTGTTCCGGCCCCGCGAACACCGCCACCCATCCCGCGACCCGCCCGGTGCGTCTCGTGCCGCGTACCGTGGGAGACAATCAATCCCCGGTGCGAAACCTGCATCCACCGTGCGTATAAGGCAACGTTAGACCTCATCGAGGCACTAACATGGGATTACGGGTACAACTACTCGGAGCAGCTGGAGCTGACCGGGGACGTATCCAAGAGCATTATCGAGAAAGGAATCCTGAATATGGAAGCCGAAGCGCCACGCGCTGATTTGGCGGTTGATCCGGTCAATCCGCATCACTACGACCCTATCTTCTTTGTGGATTTGGAGAAACACATCAACAAAATGCCGTACTTCGCTGGCGCGGCGCTCAAGTATTTGTGGCGCGCGCCGAGCAAGAACGGCCTGGAGGACTTGGATAAGGCGCGCAAGTGTCTACAGCTCCACTTGCAGTACGCGATGTGGACCCGCGAGCGCCCGACTCCCGGTGTTGCTGGACTTATCGTGGAGATGGAGCGCGAGTGGGAGAAGTACCTTGCGGATGAAAATCTCTACGTCCTGCGTAAGGCGCAGATGCGAGCCGTCATGACCGCCGCGAAGTGGCTTGCCGGGTATGATGCTGAACCGAGTCGCGCAATCAGCGAGTACCAGGCCGCCCTTCGCGGGGCATAGCAAAAACCCCCACACCGACAGCTCGGGTGTGGGGGTTTCCTCTACATGAAAGGCACTTAAACTTAAGGAGCCTTCCAGAATAGTATAGCAGAGCGGCTATACCGGCATGATGACGGGTGCTGTACTCTTCGAGTGCTGCCCGTCGCACCTGCGCAGGTGGGGGCTTACGCCCCTGGTACCCACAAGTATAGCAGAGTTGCTACTGCTCGGTGGGTTCCTTCGCTTCGCTCAGGACGCCCTGAACCTCAGTGCCGTGGTCACTGCGCAGACCGCGAGCCGTGGGGCGGGGCGCAGGCGCAGGCATAGCAGAGATGCCAGACACCACAGCCGCTACAATATCCTCTACCGAGGGGACATCCTCACGTCGTGCGACCGGCGCATCCTCACCAGTACCCAGGCGAGACGCCACCGCATCCGCCACTTCATCTGCGGTAGGCAACACAATGTCCTGGTGCGGGCGCTTCTTCGGGAAGACATTATAGATCGCCACTCCCAGCGCGAACGCCGGGAAAATGAGCGGAACAATAGCGTCGATGGTCTTCTGCTCGATCACATTGTGGGTGCCGAGCGCCGCCAGAAGCGCGATCGAAAAGGCGTAAATCGCAGTGCGGAGCGCGCCGAGGCGAGCACTAGTGTTAGAAATGTTGTTGTTCAACGTTCCTCCTTCGGTTAGAATCCGGTGCCCCAAGTGGTATCAGACTTGCCGTCGTTGGGGCCAACGGCGACGTAGCGGCGCGGGCCAGCCCACGACAGGTAACTCAGCCACACGTAGCCGTTGGCGGCGATATAGCCGTCGTAGTTGAAGCCTCCACCAGGCGCGTAGTAACCGAGAGCGGGAGAATCCACCTCAGTATCGCCGGAGATCTCCAGTCGAGTGTTGGCGGTGAACCAGCCGCGGGCGTTGTACCACACACCCTCGGGGAGCGGGGTAGGTCCTGCAGGCTGTGCCTGCGCCTGGGCGGGTGCGGGTGCAGGTGCCGGTTCATTGACCGAGCCGCCGTTGCCGCCTGCGTGCGCCTGTACGCGCTCCATGAAGAAATCCCACGGGAAGTCGGGGCCGGGGTCGCTGTGGTCAGTCTCGCGGAACACTCGTGCCAAGGATGCGTGGGTGGTGATACCCGCCTCGCCTCGGGCAACCTGCTCATCGGTCAGCACACGCACGGGGATACCGTGGCGCTTGCAGATGTCAGCAGTCAGAGCGGCGGTACGCTCCAGCATGGCGCGGGAGTAGTCGTCCAGCCAGTCAGCGCGAGACTGCGCGGCGCGACCCGCCATTTCAATCTGGATGCCATTCAGGTTACCAGTCGGGCCAGAAGCCCATGCGTAGTCGCCCTCATTCACGCACTGGACGATGGAGTTGTCGTCCACACAGTAGTGGGCGCTCGCCTGTGCGTTGGGGTTGGTAAACCAACCCGCGCCGATGTTTTCCGCGATGGAGCTGTTCTCGCCAGTCTCCATCGTATGCAGTACTACCCACTTTGACTTGCGGTCGTAGCTACCCGAGTTACTAAAGTTAGGCGATACAGCGATGCTGTCCGCCAGGGGGCTATCCTTCTCCAACAGAAGCATTAGTCCTCCTCCTTCTCTTTGGTCTTATCTAATGCAGGGAGGCCGGGCTGGAAGCTAGAAGTCCACAGCTCGCGGCGCACCCATTCCTCCACCTCCCCGGGCAGAGGCGGAGGGGGAGGCGGGGAACCGGCGGCGATATGGGCATCGAGCCGGTTGATGTGAGAGATTGCGATGCTCATCACCCAGCGGGCCTTATCCGCCGTCGAGTGCGCCTCAGCTTCACGGGTGCGCACCTCTGACTCCAGTGTGCGCCGCGCCTCAGTCTCTTCTCGAAGGTGCTTCTCCAGGTCACCGATGCGGCGCTCTAGAGCCTCGATGAGCACCTTGTTTGACTCGTGCTTCGCCTGCTGCCGCCCAGTGATGAAGGCGAACACAGCCGGGATCAGGGTGCCCAGGATTACACCCCCGAGCGCCCAGACCTCCGGCGGGAATAGGTCAGACTTCATTTACACCTCCGACAACAGGTTCGGGGTATTAGGGAACGGGTGCATATGGTGTTTCTCTCCTTCTCTTACTGGGGGGTATTATCCTCGCGCTGCCATGCGTTATCGAAGGCATGACGGGGGGTAAAGTCCGTGTCGGGGCGGCCCCAATCAATCGGTGCCCACTCGGTCTTATCCCAGGGGAAGTCATTCACGTCGAAGGCGAGTTCCGGGTCTGCCGCGAAGCGCTCTGCCAGCGCTCCTCGGAGGTCGCCACCCTTACCCCACGGATCCACACCATAGAGAGCCTTCTCGGTTTGCCCGTCCTCCGCGTTAAAAGCGTGGCACCATGAGTTAGTATCCGTGCCCACAAGTCCGTACCGCTGCGCCGCCTTAATCAACAACTGAGTCAGGGGGTTATACGGTGCGCCGGTCTTGGGGTTGAACTTCGGGTCCACGTCCGCGCGCACTCGACCCCACTGACCATGCACGGGGGACTTGTCCTTCTCGGTAGCAGGGGCCTTACCATCGGTTCCACTGGCGGGGTAGCTGGGCGGGTTGCCCCTAGCCACCGCACCAAAGGTGAAAGCTAGGGCGTGCTGGATCTCTCCTGCGCGCACCTCGTTAATACCGATGAAGCCGAGGTTGTTATGCATACGGGCGACAGCGCTCGAACCGCACTGCAGAGACGTAGCGTAGTTGGTTTTCGCCAAGTCCTCCAGTCCCGGATTGTTCACACTGAATCCCATTTCTCCGGTCCACACGCCTGCTTCCGAGCGCTCCACCATAAAGAACTCACGCATGATGCCTGTACCGAGGTCGTAAACAGCCATACCACGGTCACCGTTTCGCGCGGGTCGCGCATACGGAGGGAGCGGGATGTCGCGGCTGTACACCTCACGAATCTTCGGGTTCATGGCGGGGAAACCTCCTCGCGTCTTCATGTCTACCCGAGGACATGCGGGGTGTCGCGAGTCCACGACATACAATGCAATCGGGGCGGTGCCATGGGTGCTGGTGTTCAGCGACGTGATAACACCCCACCCAGGCATACTGCCGTCTCCCTTCAACCCCCACGGGTCCGGCGTGTTCTTCTGCATCCAGGCCGCCATAGCCGCTGAGTTAGGCGCAAGGGGCATCTTAGATACGTCGCGCTGCCAGATGGTGCCCTTCCCGAGATACTTACCCGGCATAAAAATGCTCGGGATAACGTAAGGGTAGGCGTTATTAGGATCAACAGGTACCCACTCATCTCCGCTCTTTACGAGCGGCTGGAGCGGCATCTTCATGCCGCCCTTATTGATGCTTGCTGACATTCATACTCCTAGTTGGCGGGAGAGGGAGCGGGGGAAGCGTACAGCTTGAAGCTCTTAATCTTTACTGCATTGCTCTCACCAATAAACAGCTTCGAGTAAGCGCCGTATTCACTTAGTGCGACAGGGGAGAAGTCCTGCACAGCGCGCTCGCCAGAGGGAGCCGTAATGACCACGCGACCGTCTAGGACGTCGAAACGCCACACACCGATGGGGGAACCGGCGTTGATGGTTGAGACGACACCATCCTGTGTGCGCTCCTGGAATACAGAGGTGCCGTCGGCGTTCATTCGCACCGAGGGCTGGACCCGGCTTGAGTCGTTCAGAAGCTGGCGCTTCTGACCAAAGACAAGAGTAAACGGGGTGGACTTGGCAACCTCAGACACCTCAATTTCGAGCGAGACGTTGGGGGTTCCGGTATTAAATACGAGGGCTGCCTCCAGGTTCTTGATGCCGGTATTGACAGCCGCGCCGTCTGCGCCGACTTCCCAGCCGTCAGGCTTCTTTACACCATCAACGATATGCTCACCGATGCCGTGCTGGTTCCACTGGACTTCTGCAGTACCTCCCGCAGCGTTGTTCCAGCGCGCACCGAGTCGGATTGCGTAGGGGTGACGCCCCTCGCGTTCCGACTCGGGGACCGGCGGGATCAGGATCTCCCCTGCGCGACCTGCGAAGACATCCGACGCGACAAGTACGCGGCCCTTGATGGAGCCAAACTGGAAGAGCCAAGAACCGGGGGAAGCCAGCTTGAAGTTTCCCGTGGCCTCCGCGGTTACCGCTACCGCGGTGAAATTGTCGCCAGGCACCACGTGCTCACCAGGGCTCACCGGCTCGCCGTCAATCTTCCACGACAGACCAGCCTGTACAGGGATGGTGATAGTGCGTCGGCGGTAGTTAGGGTGCGGGCGGTACGGCTTGACCGGGGTGGGCTCGGTGAAGGTGCCCTCACGTAGCCACACCACAGGAACGCCGAACTTAGTCTCCTCCGCTGGGGGCTCAGTCGAGTGCTCGACCCAGAAACCCTGCGCCTTCGCCTGCCGCTCGGCCGTCCATCCGTCGGCGCCACCAGCGGGGATCAGCTCACGCACGCCCTCCAGGGCCGCACCAGTCAGGCGGCCACGCTCATCAACCTGGCAGACACGGAACTTCTGCTCGGCCATATACATACACCTCTATTCGGGTAATGGTACAATAGATCACGGTCAATGATGTGTTCCCCGTGGAGCATTACCCGGAGCCCTCACGCGAGAATCGGTGCGCGTGAGGGTTCTTCTTTTTCTTTATCTAGTGTACCGCTAAGCCACCTTGAAGAACGCCGGGACAGTAACCTGAATCTTGGCCCCGGTCGTGGCGGCTCCGTAGTGCTTCACCTCGCGGGTATCCTGCGGAATCCACACGCTGCCCTTACTCGCAAGACCATTCACCGTGAACTGCGGTGCCGGGGCTTCCGCGGGCAGGTTAGCGATAACCGCACCGTCCGCGAAGTCCTTCGTGCTCGTCATCTCCAGACGCACAAAGCCGTAGCCAGTGTTGGGATCAACAGCAATGTAGCTACGACCCTCCTCAGAGGTGACACCCTCCACCGGAACTATTGGATACGACTTCACCGGGGCCGCCTTGTCTCGCTCCTTGGGTCGAGTAGACTTCGCGAACTTGTCCACCTGGACATAGACGTTATCGCCTAGCTCGCGCCAGAGTCGTACCGGCTGCTCTGCGCCGGGAGGGTTGGGGATACCCACCGTGGTACAGTGCGCGATGTCCAAGTTGTTCACCCAGCCCTCGACGTAGAATCCCCAACGTGCGCCGCCTTCGGACGGACGCACGAGCGCAGCGGTGCAACTGGTGATGATGGTGTGTCCTGCGCCTGCATCGCAGATGTAGAAGTCTGCCGCCTTGTTCTTCGCGGTAGCGTTAGCCTGTGTGGGTGCGTAGCTGGACGACTCACCACGACAGCCGACCAGAGCGTTATCTCCGTAGCGGAGAATGAAGCCGTGGCCGCCGTTCTCCTGTGCCTCGCACCCAGTGAAGGTACACTTGGTGGCTGCAATGTACCATCCCGCACCGTTCTTCTGCGCCTCGCGGTTGGGGTTCTTCGGACCGCCCATCTCCATATCAGACTTACCACCTTCGAGGCAGTACAGCTTCTCCACGGTGGTGTTCGAGTGGGTGTACCAGGAGGTAGAGTTCGTGAACTTAGTCTGCGAGGTGTAGATCTCAATGCCAGCGTGGTCACCGCCGCCCTGGTTGGAGCCGCCGATGTCCGCACCGAAGAACTTGTTGTCCGCCGCGCCTGCGTCGCCCTCGGGGTGACCAGGGGGCTTGCCGACAACCAGCCCCGCCTTCTTCGAGTGGCGAACCTTGAGTCCGAAACACTTCATTGCCTGGTCGTCATTACCGATAATGGCGATACCAACCTCCATGCCCCACACTTCAACGAAGCTCAGGGTGGACACGCAGTCCGGGTCGGCGGGGTCCTTACCCAAGTCCGTATTGAACAACACGCCGTAAACACCCTCTAGCGGAGCCTGAATCTGCAACCCCGAGCGGTGGCTACGAATCATCAGGTCGGTCACGCCGAAGCGCAGCATCGACGCATCCTTCTTGCGCTTGAGCCACGAGCCGGTGTGGAAGACACCCACCTTATCCTGCGCCGCCTCGCCGGTCACCGGCTTACGGGGCTGAGCAATAATCTGGGTGGAGTTCATGCCCGCGCCGCGCACCAGCACGAAGCCCTTCAACTCAATATACGGGTCTTCCACACGATACGTACCTGCAGGGAGATACACCGTGCCGCCACCACGAGCGGCCACCGCGTCGATCGCATCCTGGATAGCCTCTCGGGAGTCCCGCGCGCCGGTGGGGTCAGCGTTGTACGGAGGCAGAGTCACGTCCACCTGCATCAGCGACACCGACTGCGCCGGGGCACCAGCAGAAGCGGCAGGCTGAGACGCCAGGACACGACGGGCGATAGCTTCAACCGCCGCGTCGCCGTCACCCTCGAAGCGCGACTGCGCGTTCAGCGTAGCAATACGATAAGTGCTCATCGCTGCATCAACTCCTTAACTTGCTTCTCAAGCGTCGCGATGCGCCGCTCGTAGGGGAGCACGCCCTTGATCCAGGCGCGCACACGGTTCTCCACCCAGGCGCTCGGGGGATTGTCGTAGGGATTCTCCTCCGGTTCATCCTCCGAGCCGGTGCCAACCTTGAAGGTTCGGTCAGTCACGTAAAGGTGACCGATGCCCAGCTCCTCCGCCTTAGCGAAGACATCATCAATGTTCTGCTCAGTGGCGCCGTGGATGATGTGCCAGAAGCGCCACGACGGGAACTGCTTGTAGTGGTCCGGGTGAATGTACTTCGTCGCAGGGTCAAGATAACGTGCCGCATTGGACTCATAGGACAGTACAATGTCGCACGCATCCATCATGCTTGCCGGGGTGTTCGAGCCTGGGTTGATGATAATCAGCGTGTCTCGCCCGAGCTCCTGCTTGAGTCTCTTGTACAGGCGGGTGTAGCTCGCGATGATGGTGTCCTGCAGCGACATATCAATCCACGGGGAGGTTTCATCAAGGAAGATGTTCACCGGAATGTTGGGGTAGTCCTCCTTCACCGCCTTCGCGGAGCGAATGATGAAGTCCTCCGTGTAGGGGGTGATAGCCGACATGTCCACGTTGAGGTTCTGCGCCACCTTCTGCCGGTACGCCTCCGGGATGCCGGGGAACATCGCGCCGTGGCGAGTCTTGATATAGAACGCCACACGGCGGGCACCAGCGGCAAGCGCGATCTCACCCTGCTTTGCGAAGTCCGGGTCGGGGCGCTTGCTCAGCCAGTCACCGCTGGAGCGGTTCAGCAACACCACACCGAGGGTGCTGCTGAACTCCAGGAACTTGGACCACTTGGACTGTGCTCCGTTATAGAAGTCAGGCCAGGTGTAGGTGATGGGGGAATAGTAGCGCTCGCCGGACTTGAAGCCGAAGTCCTTCTCTCGTGTCTCGAATCGGCTGACCTGGCGGGTGACTTCGGCTTCAACGCCTACGCGGGTCAGGATCTCGTACTTACCCACTAGTCGGTGTAGGTAGTAATTTCGAGGACGCCGGGGCTAACCTGGCGAACGGTCGGAGCCTTGGGAGCCGCCGCCAGCTTGGAGGTAATCTTAGTGTCCACCTCCGCCAGAGTCTCGGTCTTCCACTGAACCTTAGCGTCGGTCAGTGCGGATGCGATAGCCTCGCGTACCTTGGTTTCGGTTGCCACACCTGCAGGCACGGCGGGCAGCTTCGCGATCTCCGCCGCAATGAGGCGGGATACCTCAGCGGAGCTAACGCCAGTGCCGGTAGCCTTCGCCAGCTCGGAGCGGACGATAGCGGTCACAGCTGCGTTGTCCAGGCCGGGGGTGGGCGCGGGGATAGCGCGGATAGCGGCAGTCACCAGCTCATTGACCTTAGCCTCGGTTACTCCGGGGGTCGGTGCGGGGAGCGCCTGGACAGCAGCGCGGATGCGTCGGTCTACCTCTTCGGTGGTGATGCCGGGGGTCTGCGCGGGGATAGCGCGGACAGCCGCCTGCGCCGCGGCGGTAGCGAGTCGGGTGACGTCTGCCTCGGTGATGCCGGGGCCAGCCTCCGCGAGCTTGGCAGTGACTACCTCGTTAGCGATAGCACGTACTCGGGCTTCCTCAATGGAGCCCGAGCCGCCCTCACCGCCGAGGTTAGCCAGCTCCTTGCTGACGACGCGCTTGATGATGTCTTCGGTGGTGTCAGCCACCGAGGAAAGCGCCGGGACGAAAGTAGCAGAGTCGGGCCAGCCGAGCTTCTGAGCGAAGTTGCTCATGGTGTCTCCTTGGAGTCTTACGTGTACACAATAAGCCCTGCCCCGAAATCTAGGAGGCCGGGGCAGGGCTTACTCATATTGTACCATCTTAGGGCTTCGGCGGCTTGACCATCACACCCAGAGATGTCTCGCCAACACTCGGTGAATGGGTCACCGAGTACACGATGCCGGTCAGGGTGCCGTCGAACGCACGGCCCATCTCGGAGCCGTAGGTTCCGTAGATGTTCACCGTGTCTCCGAGGTGTATCTCGGGTCGGTAGCGGATGACGAGGGACTTAATCTGGAGTCGGGGTCGTAGCACCCACGGACCAATTGCATGACCTGCTTCCTTCGCGAAGTCAGAGCCCATTAGCCAATCCCAGCTACCCACCTTCAGCACACCCCCGTTCGCGATGCTTCCTGCAATGGTTCCGGTCTTCTTCGTGCGCTTGAGCTGTCCACGAGCACGGATGATAGGGAGTCCGTGTACAGCTGCGTCAATCTGACCGGGAGCTCCATTGTTCAGCTCGGCGGTGCGCGTCTCCTGGTTAGGCACCGCCTGCAGCGCGCCGTCGTTCTGCTTCTGCCAGAATCGACCACCGCCGGGTGCCGGTGGTGGGTAGCTCCGGTTATAGGTCGAGGTCATTCGGACGCTCCACGGGTTGATTTTGTCCAAAGTGAAGGACGAATCCATAGCCGTTGAGGTCTTAGGCCCCTCCTGTAGCACCCCCTGCGGGTTGTACCAATGCATTTGGTACTGTGTGCCTCCACCATAGAAGGAACCTACGCCGCTCTTGAGCCATCGGTACCCCTGTGTCGCCATGTTCTCTACCGTAAAGTCGGGTTCGAGCCAGTCGATCTCCTCATCCGCAGTGAGCATGATTTCCACAGGTTTCTTGAGGTCTGCGTATCCTCCCCCTTCGTAGATCACCCATCGGGCCTCCTCGAAGGAGCACATCGCCACACCTGCGTACTCAACCTCAAGTGCCGACTTTGCGTCTACTGCCGAGTTGGAAATGCTGAGGTCCTTCACATCCGAGGACACGTTAATCGCGTAGGTGGAGCCGTAACTAGATTTCTCTAGGTTCTCCAAGGGGACAACGACCGCCACCCCATCTGGGCGAATCCACCAGGTAAGCCCCGCGGAGCTGCAGATGTCGTCAATAACCTCCCCCGCCGGGCGCGCTCGCACCGAGGGCATGACTCCCTGGATGTTGAGAATTTGGTGGTAAAAAATTCGGGCCTTCGGGGTGAACTTGTGGTAGTCCTTTGCCGCCTCCATGAACTTACTCTTATACGGTTCATTATTGGGAATACCTGCAACCTGCACGCCGGCAACCCCCATCGCGGACGACGCCGAGGGGTTGTGAATCCACACCTCAGCCCATGTAGGCGTTGATCCGGTGGGCTCAGTGATCGAAGGAGTACTGAATTTCTCCTCGTGTAGGGTACCGATGCGGATAGTAACCTGGTCGGCTATCTGCTCGATGACCACGGTAATCTCTCGCCGGTTGCTCCAGCCGTCTATGTCGAACTCCCGGACTACCGACTCGGTGGCAGGAGAGAAACCCGCCCATGCCTGCGAGTAGGTAGAGCTGTACACCCAGAAGTGCCCCGCCTGGTTCCAGCGTAGCGCCAACCCACGCTTGGAGCTCGTACAAAACTTAACCTGGTACAAATTCTCCGGGTTCTTTACTTCGTCCACAGCCTTAACGATCATGAAGGAAGTAAAGGTGTCCCCTCGCCTGAACGTGCGGTACCTAGTATCCTTTCGCTCCTTGGCCTGCGTTACCAAGGCAATACCCTCGGTCATGTACCAGACACCATTAAGAGCCGCGACAGACGGGGAGACGGTTCCACTCTTATTGGAGCGGGACCGCGCCAGCTCCCCGGCGAATCCAATTCCGTTCACACCCTCCGGGTCCTTGCAGGCCGCACCGTACCCGCCCGGATCCAGGAAGAAGTCAATCGCCGCAACGTCGGACAGAATCGCCGCGTCGCGATCGGCGTTCCGAGAGTAGTACGGGTTATCCCAAGTATTCGTGGTGATCGAGCCCTGCAGGGGGAGGTCTAGCTGAATTGTCGGGAGTGGCGGCGGGGTCACTGAGTATCCACCTGCTCGGAGCGCCCAGTACAAGGGCCACCACAGAGACGGATTAACTGATCGCAGCTCCCCTGCATCCCCAATTTGCTCCTTGGTGGACTGGTTGTCACGCACCGCCCAGTACCGGGTGTGGTACGGGGGGCTAGGAGAGATAGAGATGGGTACGGAGAAGGAGTCCACCCGCTGAATTAGGCGCAGCGACAAGTTATCACCGTCGTATTCAATCTCATCCACCACCAGGTTGAGCGGATGCTCGTGAGTACCACCCTCGTCACCGTACCGCTTGAACAGAGTCAAGGTTACCTCATCACCCTGCTTGGGGGTACCCCCCTCGAACGGAGTTTGCATCACGTAGGTAGGGGAAGCCTTCTTGCGTGCCGTGCAGGTAACGGTGAGGGGGGTGCGCTTGCCGGGGGATACGTCCTTGGGCAGCGGCGAGAACTCGTGGGTCACCACGACATCTGCGACAGGAAGGATAACGCCCTTCCACTCAAGCGTCTCAGATGTAATCGTGTGAGAGATAGGGCTCACGGAGCCACCTCCTTCAAAGTGAATGAAACATCGTACAGCTTCGCCTTGGTACTGGGCGCCTCGGTGAAGCTGAGGTCTGCGATTTGGAACGTTCCGCCCAATCGGGGCGCGGGAGGCGGCTCATGTGTGCCAACCCACAACTGCATCGGTGAGAAGGACCGCAGACCCTCCATGTAGTACTCTCGAACCGTTGCCACCCCATCAGGGATAACAAAGGAACTGGACGTCTTAACTTCCCACGTGGAGGTCGCCGGAATCGCAGGGGATTCCCAGACCTTATTACCCGCCTTATCAAAGCCCACAAGTCCGACCGCCTGTGCGATGGTTCCCGTGATGGACTGCACACCAGCCCGGAACCTGTACGTAACTCCTGTGGGAAGGGATGCCTCACGCCCGTAAAGGTTGGCGCTTTTGGTGTTGATGACCTCCATCATGTAAGGCCCATATGAGGCCATTTCAGAGCGAGCAATGTCATTCAGCGTTCGCGCCGTCTTATCCAGACTCGACTCACTCCAGTTGCCGTACTTCGCTCGCCCGGTGCGGACGTCGCTCCAGTCCAGCCACGGAGGAAGCACGTTCAGGCGGCGCGCCAGCGACGTGATGACGTACAGCGGCTTGCGCTGCATACGCTCCAGAGAGATGACGGTAGCAACGTACTTCCACGGCACCTTGGTAACTGCCACGCTGAGCGAGCGTGGGGCATCACCTCGGTACGAAATGCTCTGTACACCTCGTGCCGAGGTGAAAGTGTTGAATCGCGCCCCGTCGTAAGCATGGGTAATCGTCTCGCTAAAGGCGATAGGGATGACCTTCCCCTCCAACGCCACCACCGTGGCATCGAACTTTAGTCCATCCAACCCGCTAAACTGCGGGATGACGGTATCCATCGTGAAGGCCACCCCTATCTCCTTTCATCCTTACCAGCTAGAGCGGCTGGCTCGCATCGCGCTCTCCCCATAGCCGAGGATCGCGCGTCCGGTATCCTTTGACATCCTCAATTCTACACCGCTGGACAATGCGCTAATCAGAGCAGTCTCAAGACTGCCAGTCAAGCTACCGGAGAGGCGCACGTCGCCGCGCGCATCGAAGCCAAGGTCCATGTTCTGCGTGCTAATCGCAGGAGCAATATCAAAGTCGATGTCGCTCTTAATATCGTCCATCATGGTACTGATGCTATCGGACAGGAAACCTTGCTGAGCCACGATACCCTTACCCCAGTCACGCATCATCTTTCCGCCCGAGGTGTCAAGATAACCGCCCGGAGCGCTTCGCGAGAACGGGCCACGCTTCGCCGGGGAGAACGGGAACAAACTACGCAACCAGCCGAGCATGTCGAGCGTCCATTCCTTCACCTTGTTAAAGGCCTTAACGATACCCTGGCCGAAGCCAATGATGAGGTTATGACCCGAGTTAAACAAGTTCATGCGCTTGAAGATGTTGAATATCATCTCGGGTACCTTGGCCAGCACACCGGGGATTCCCTTGATGAAGTTCCACACCATGCCGGGGAGCTTCCCCGCGAAGCCTGCGATACGACCTACCGCTGTATTGAGCCACAGCAGGATACCGCGGATGACTGCGCCGACCAGGTTGAAGATTGCGTCGAACACGTTCTTAAATGCGTTCTTCAAATGCTCCAGCGCACCGGAGAAGTCCCCTCGCAACAGGGCTGCGATAGTCTTGAAGATCTCACCAATAGCACCGAAGACACTGCCGACAACCTGGAAGATGTGCTCGAAGAGGCGCGATGCGTTGTCAATCAGACCAGTAAGAATTGGTCCGAAGATCTCCGTGAACAACCAAATAACCGGCTTCAAGATGGGGGCGAGCGCGTCGGCTAGATCCGCTACGCCTTCCATGAAGGTCTGGATACCGTCGCCCACCTTCTTGAAGGCGTTCTGAATGTGGCTCCATGCCTCCTCAAGAGCGGGGCGCAGCGTCTCATTGAAGAACTTCACGAGGGGTTGCGCTGCTTCTGCGATGTGCTGACCGATAGACTCGATGCGCTTTCGGAACTCCTCGGAACGATCCCAGGTGTACTTGAACGCAAAAGCCAAAGCCAACACAGCAGCGACGGCGATAGCGATAGGAGCTGCCGCCGAAGCAACCGCAGCGCCCACAGCTTCCAACGCGCCGCCAGCTGAGAACGCGCCAACCACCGCACCGACACCACCGAAGATAGCGGTGACGGAACCGATAAAGCTCGCCAGCGCGCCCAGAGCCGGGCCAACGACAGCCATAATTCCACCGATAGCAACCGCCACGATGCCCAGAGTTGCCGCCAGTTCGGGATTCTTCGCCACCCAGTCCGAGAACTGGGTGATGATGGGTCCAATCACGTCACCGATACCCTTGATCGCGTCCTTCAACCACGTACCGAGCACAGGGATGACCGCCTCAGCCGCGCGTGCGAGGTCCTGGAAGATCGGGGCAAGCTCCCCAAGAACCGCACCGAAGATGGGGAAGAAGACCTTAGCCATAGTGCCGACCACCGACGAGATGGAACCGAGTACCGCACCGAGATCATATCCGTGCGGAGCCAGCTGTTCCATGCCGGTCTTCACATCTTGAATCGCCTGTACGAACTCATCGGTGAAGCGAGTGTCAGAGAAGGCGCGAGTCATCAAGTCCACGAAGGCATTGACGATGCCGGAGATGCCCACCATTACCTGAGCGACCTTATCCGCAGTGCGGCTCAACGCATCCCAAATAATCTCGAAGCTCTTGCCGAGCTCGAACATCGCATCATTAGCGCCCTTGAACAGCGTGGTCAGAATCCACTGGGACTGCACAGTTTCCAGACGCTCGTGGAGACGACCCAGAGCATCCGCGAAGTCACCCAGCGTAGCGCCGCCTGCTGCCGTCGCTGCCTTGGAGATAGCATCCAAGATATTCCACGTCTCGACCCCGGCGCGCCACAAGTCCTTCATCGCCTGAACGCCCTTGTCGATAGCAGTCGTGATGTCCGCCGTCTTCGTCCAGTCGTTAAACTTGTTGGCCATGTCGGTGAACCAGTCACCAAAGCGCGGAAAATAGGACACGCCAATCTCCACGAAGCGCAACAGACCCTCAGTCAGAGGTGCCATAGCACGGGACATCGACTCCACACCCTTAGTCATGGAGTCGAAGATGCGGTTCATGCCGCCCTGCGAGGCGTAGCGCTCCGCACCCTCAATCGCCTTGACGAAGAAGTTACCCATCGCTTCGGACATATTGAGGAAGCCGCGCTCCCATGCGGGGAACAAGTTATTGATGAGACGACGCATCGGGGCCTCGAACGCATCCCAGAACTTATTAGCCGCGCGGGAGTTCAGGTCCTTGAAGCGGTCGTTTACGTCCTTCATCTTCTCGTCCCACTTCTTGAGCGCGTTCACCGTCGCCCAAGTAGCCACACCGAACGACGCCACCAGACCGGGAACAGCGTAGAGCGCAGGAATCATGGTGACGAGGGAGCGACCCAACGCGAAGACGTGCGAGGTCAGGGACGTAAAGCCCGCAACCAGGGTGGAAATAACCGAAGCCAGCTTGACCAGCTCGCCCAGATTCTTATCCATGTCCTTGATAAAGTCCGTGAACTTCTTGGTGAAGTCGAACGCAGCCCGCGCACCGGACAGCGACGCAAGCGCCGTTGCCACCTTAACGAAGGCAGCCTTGTTCAACGTAGGCGAAATGAGCACGTGGCGAGGGCGGGTCAGAGATGCCATCTTCATACGCGCGCGGCCAGTATCCGCGTCCGCATCGACAGTAATCTCCTTATCCTCCGTCAGCTGGTTGATGCGCTCCTTAGCCACCGTATCGTCAAGGTCCACCTCAGCCGGAATCTCGATAGGCTCGCCCTTGGTGTCCCCACGCAGGCGGTCGAGTAGACCCTTGCCGATGTTCACCGGAGAGTTCAAGACCTTCTGCGAGGAATTGAGCGAGTCCATCTGTTCGCGCGCGTCGCGGAGGCGGTCACGCAGGTTGGCGAAAGCCTCCTGCAGTCGGTTTACGCCCTCGACGTCACCTGACTGAACCGCGTTATGCAGGTCGGTGGCGAGCTTAGCGCGTTCCTCCTTGAGTTCCTGGATGTGCGAAGTCAGCTTCGCCAAGGACTCGGAGAAGTCTCCGAAGTCTACCTGAGTCTGCGGGAACGCATCGAGGGGAGAGGACGGTCGGGGCGAGTCCTCACGCTTGCTGATACGCGCAGCGCTCAGGTCGGTGAGGGTCTGCCCGAAGAGCTTCTGGTTCTTGATGTTCTGCTCAATCTGGCGGCCCACAGCCTCCATCGACTCGCGCAGACCACGCGCCATGTCGATGTTGCCCAGTCGCTCCGCCTGGTCAGCCAGGTCTGCGAAGCGGCGGCGTGCCTCATCGAGCAGAGCGTTGTTCTGCTGCAGGGAGCGCACACCCATCAGCGGCGAGGAGCCGTCCTCCACCGCCGGGTCCTTCTTGGAGATGCCGTTACGACGAGCATCACGCATCGCCTTGTCCATCGCCTGCAGATTCTTACGAGCCAGGTTAGCCTGTCGCGCGAGCTCCTGCAGGCGAGCGTTCATCTGGTCGAAGGCTTCCGTACCGCGCGCCGCGTCGAAGGAAGCAGAGTTCGCAATCTTGCGAATCAGGGTGCGGTTCGACTTCTCGAAGTCCTGCAGGCGCTTACGGTAATCCTGCAGGCGCTCGTCAGCGCGTCGGAACAAATCGTCGTCACTGAAATCCACGAGGTCTGACAGCTTGAAGTCCGGCTTGTCGTGGTTGGATATGCCCTTCTCGAAGGCGTCGAAGAAGCGGTTGGTGACGTCCTCCGCGTCATCGTCATCGAACTGTCCCGACGTGATCCAGTGAATCTTTTCCACCGTCGCATCGGCAATACGGCGCATACGCTGAGAGATGCGCTCGGACAGGGACAGTGACTTGTCCGCGCTGTCCTTCGCCTTCTTGTTGAAGTTATCAAGAACCTCGCCTGAGCGCTTGAAGGACTCATCGTCCACGTTCGAGCGGGTGACCCACTTCTTCAAACGCTCGAACGTCTCGCGGGCACGCTCGGAGACGCGCGAGTAGAAATCGCTGAACGACTGCGCGCCCTTGCTCAGGGAGTTGCGCAGAGAAGACAGCGGACCCTCAGTGGAGCGAACCTGCTCGATGAAGGAACGGATAGAAGATACCGACCGGGTGATGCTGTCACGAAGCCCGCCGGTGCGAACCTTGCCGGTATCTACGGAATGACTAGAGGAGTCCTCCCCGTCCGACGAGCTAATCCCTGAACGGCGCTCGCGGCGCTCGCGGAAGAACTCGCGCAGCTTCTTCGTCTCGGTACGGGCGCGCGAGATCTTGTGCAGGAACTCGTCAATATCCTTATCCTTACGCAGGAAGGTTAGCGACTTCTGCCAAGCCTCACCCCACGACCGGGGGATGCGCTCAGACTCCTTGAACTTCTGGCGCATACGCTCGAACTCATCGCCAAAGCGCTTGCTCCACGGTCGGTTGTCGTCCTTACCGGCATCCACCAGATTGTCATACTTCTCGACAGCTTCCTGGATGCGGATACGCAGGGGCTTACGCCCCTTGGTCACCTTCTTGAGGCGCTTCTCCAGGTGGTCGAAGTCCGCTTCCAGAGGCAGCTTGATTGAGCGGTTGCGGGTGCTCTTGTTCAGGCTCTTCTCAAGATCGCGGGAGTCCGCCTCAGTCTTGACCTTCACGCCCCGGTCGCGGGTGCTGCGGCGCAGACTGCGCTCCAGGTCGTCTGAGTCGCCCACCATGTGAACGCGCACGCCGCGGTCGCGGGTGCCCTCGTCCAGGCTCTTCTGCAGGTCGGCGGGGTCTGCCTTCACGTGGACAGTCGAGGTGCGGTCCTCGGTCGCCTCATCCAGCTTGCGCGTGGCCTCCGACGTATCGGCATCCACCTGAATCTTTGCGGTACCACCCAGACCGGACAGCTGAGCCTTGATGCGCTGTAGCGCCTGCTTGTTCAGCACCGGGGTTACCTCAATGCGCATCAGCTTCTCAGCATCGCGCTTGGCCTTCATTAGCTCAGGCCGGAGCTTACGGTTGAATCCCGAGGCATCGGGCAGGACACGGATGTGTACCTTACCTGCCTCAAAGCTTCCGAGAGCCATGTATCCTCCTTACTCTCATACACAGACGAGCCCGCCTGCCAACCTGTAGAGGTTAGGCCGCGGGCTCGTTATCTTCTTCGCCTCCGTAGAATTGCCTCAGCAAATCGGAAGGCGTAGGCTTGCGTTTCTTCTTGACTAGCTTATCCGGCGTGGGAATCTCATCCCGCTCCATCGGGCGCTCGCCCTTGGGGGAGTTAGCCGAGTAGTACATCGCCTGGAACGAGATCAGTCGCTCCAGAATCCAATTAAGGTGCTGCTCCGGGAGTCCGTAACCGAAGAGGGCGTCGTATTGCGCACGCTCCTTCTCCGCTTCCGTCCTCAAGTCGGGGGGCTCCGGCATATCGCGCGCATCCTGCAGGGCCTCGAACCGCACCTCGTGCCGGAACATCGAGCGGGGCTCGAAGGTCAGGCGCTTGAGGAGTGCTCCACCTATGTAGGCGGGCAGACGCATTGCTTCATCCTCTAGGTTGATGCCGTAGAGGACGAGGAAATCTGCCGCGAGGCTCGGCTCACGTCGCGCGAGACGAAGGAGCTTTAGTCGTTTCCCATCTCCGCGAAGTAAGCCATAAGCAGGTCGAGAACTTCGTTGTTGTTCTTCGCTACGGCGAAGTCCTCCCAATCTGCCAGACGCTCAGCCGAGACGAACTTCGAGGCGTACTCATCCAGGAAGTCTCCCAGGGCAAACATCTGTGCCGACTGTGCTTCGTGCTCCAGCACAAGAGAGAACGCACCGTAGAGTCGGAAGCTGTCGCTAGTCTTTAGCTTCTCCAGCGGAATCAGCAGGTCGTGGCCGGGCAGTTCAAGGTAGCTCTTAGGCTCCTCGGCGGGCGCGGGGGTGTTCTCGGCAGCAGTGGCGAGCGCGATAGCGTCTGCCTGCTCGGGGGTGTGGAACTCTGCCAGCTGGTCAGCGTAGGAGGGGGGAAGCGAGGGGTTGATCTCAGTCAAGGATCTGTCCTTTCATGTACATAGAGAATGGGAGCAGAGACGAATCTCTGCTCCCATTATTATAGCGTCTCTTGCCCGTAGAGGCGCTACGTATTAGCCGCCCGGTACAACCGCAGGTACCGGAGACGCGGGGTCGCCACCCTCCAGCGCCACAACCGCCTTCGCGGTAGTTGCGGTAGCGGAAGGCTTGATAAAGAAGCCCTCGTGCGAGCCGCCGGGGGTGAACACCTTGGTGATCTCCTTAAGGTGCTCAATGGTGGGCTGTAGCATCTTGCCGGTGAAGTTGAGGGCCATCAGCGACTCCATAGAGACATCCGCGAGAGTACCGCCACTGACCTTGACACGGGGCCAGTACAGGCCGATGTTCTTGCCGCCACCAGAGTAGATAATCAGAACCGGAAGCTCCAGCGAGTTGTCGCCCGAGCTGATGCCCTGAATAATCTGGGTGTTGGTGCCAGAGCCCTTAACAAACTGGGACTCGTCCTTGCCGCCGCCGAACGCAATCTTGAGGGTGTTCTTATTGAGGGAGTGAACGGTGAACGCGATGGAGAAGGACTTACCGGAAGTCAGGGACTCCACGTTCTTCATCTCGGCAGTGTCCAGGACAGTCTCTTCGCCGCCGTCGGTGGTGACTGACGGGAGGCTTTCTCGCGAAGTCAGACCGAGGGGGACGAAGCCAGCCGGGTAGGTCGTAGCATCCTCAAACTTGAAATTACTGATGTCCGGGAACGGGGTCGCCGGACCCTTAGTGCCAACCAGAACGGTTGCCCAGTTCACGCCGACTACGTCGGCCGGATCATAGTTCTTATGACGTGCCACAAGAACTCCTTTCTATTAGTGTTTTAGCCTCGTCCGAAAAGCTCGTCGTAGGTATGGATGAACTTCACCGAGAAGGAGCAGTCCACCTGTGCCCCGATGGTCGCCTTAATGGACGTGACCTTGAAATTCTCCACCGGGCCTTGCCACGGGGAGAAAGACCATCCGGTCAGACCGCCAGCAGTTACCTGGTTCTCCACGGCAGTCTGTACCGCGTCCATAGCGCGGGAAGCGTGCTGAGCCGCCTCAAACGAGGTGGGAGCATACACGCGGAGTCGGAAGCTTCGGCGGGAGATGCTCAGCACCGACTCCGCATCCGGCTCATCAAATGACGACATCATCTCGTGCTGTTGAATGTACCATTCGGGGAGCTCCCCCGAGCCGACGTCCTTGATGACGTGACCGGGGAACGCCTGGTTGAGCACGGTATGAAGCCACACCGCTGAGTTTGCAGGTTCCATCACTTACCCTTTCGCAGGACATCATGACGGAAGCCAGTGCCCTTATTGATCTCGCGGCGTGCATCTCGCTTGTCCCAATCTGCCTGTCGCAGTGCAGGACGGGGACGGCGAAGCTTCTTCATTCCTACCACCTTTGCGGCCGCGCCGGTCAGGAAGAAGTGACCGCGCTGCAGCTCCGTAACCTCCTGGTCACGACCATCTGAGAAGTGAATAACGTCCTTGCCGATACCCAGCTCCACGATGTGCGCCGCGTAGTGGTCATTGACCACCAGCCGGTCGTACACCGGGTACTGCTTATGCTTGCCCTTGCCGGTGTATCGGTCAGTCTTCACCTTGAAGTGATCGACATACGAATCACCGATGCTCTTGCGGTACGGCATCGCCGCGCGTCGTGCTTCGCGTCGGATGTCGTCAGCCACGTCATCCAAGATGGTGGTCTGGATGGACAACCGGCTACTGACGTGCCGGGCGTTCGAGTCGTACAACTCGATACCATCTCGTCGTGCCATTAGACCTTTCCTTCCAGGAACTTGCGATGTACGTCGTTGCCTCGGTACATCGCGACCTTATCGTGCTGAGTGTGCCGCCCCATGCGGAACAGAACCTCGCGCGCGTTGATCTGGTAGACCAACGGCGGCCCGCCCGTAGGGGTGCGCACCCCAAGCACAGTGGTGTACTGGCCGGGATCGAACACCACCAGCGCGTCGATGGGGAAACCCTCTTGAAGCTCCTCGGGGAGGGACTGCCGCGCCTTATCCCACGTGCCAGGTGCCGTTGTGATAACCGCCGTAGTCGCCAACGTCTCGCCGTAATATTCATCACGTGTCGAGGCGGTACGGTTCAGGTTATCACTAGCGAGCGGCTGAACATTGCCCCGGATAAGCAGTGGCTCATCCGACCAGCCAATACCGCCACCGCCGTCTGGCATCATCTTCTTGATTGCCGGGTACACCTTCACCACGTGCCGGGGGTTGGTAACCAGGCTCATCAGCACCACCCACCGGAGAATCCCCACCCGGAAGCGTAAGGCTCCGAGAGGGTGGTGCGGATCGTACCGAAGGCGGAGCACCCGTCAATGCTGTTGCACTTGAGCGCTTTGAGCTCCAGGTCGGTGAACCATAGGTTAGCGCTCGACCAGAGCGGGTCGCGCTCGTAGGCGTAGCTGGACTCTTCCTCCTTGCGGTACCCGGACATGTCGTTTCGCATGAATCGACTGACCGAATTGATAACCGCAGTCTTAATGTTCAGCTCATCGACTTCGCTCAGCGGTGCGTCAGATGCAAGCAAGCGGTCCACGCGAGGGCAGACTCCGCGAAGGGTTGCGATAGCGGCCTTGATCTTTCCCTCGATAAGGTCGAGGGAACGAGCCAACGGCAAATCGCCAAGCTCTAGCTCAACTTCTTCTCGGGTGATGACCAAATCAGCCACTACTTCTCCTCTACAGGTTCCTTCTTGGTACGCGGCTTCCGCGCCTTTGCCGGAGCGGGGATACCCCCCTCAATCGCCTCTGGATTGGTGATGAGGGGGACCAGCTCGGCAGGGATCTCTTCGCCAGCCAGGATGAACCGACCTGCGATGTATAGGGTATCCGCTGCCTTAGCCACTAGAGAACCTTAGCTACGAAAGCCAGGTTCGGGTTGTAGAGCGCAGGCATAGCCAGTGCGTCCGCGACAACCTCAGTGACAACCGGGATGGTGTTGTTGGTGCGAACACCCGCAAAGATACCAGCGCCCTGAGTGGGGGTCCAGCCCAGCTTGACGGCGGAGGCGGTGGGACCCCAGAAGGTCGCGCCCATATCGGTAGAACCTTCTGCAGGAAGCAGGTAGATACGATCCTCGTCAAGAACTCGAACGTCCACGCCCTCCGGGTTACGAACGATACGCTCGTAAACGGTGATGGTGGGAAGACCGATGCCCTTGAGGGCCGCGTTCACAGCCTCCTGGCCGATGACAGTACCGCTTACCTGGCCAGCCAGGGTACCGTACAGCTGCTTGAAGACCTGGTTGTTGCGAACCAGGTAATTGAGAATCTTCTGGGAGACGACGATAGCGCCCGGAACGGTGAAGTTCACCAGGCGGTACGCCTCGACAAACTCTCGCAGGTGGTCAAGCACCGGCGCGTTCGGGTCGCTCCACAGCTGGGTAGCAGTGACGGACATACGAGCGTCACGACCCCAATCGTCCTCAATAGTAGTGCCGCCAGGGAAGATCAGGGGGGTCTTGCCGGTGGTCAGGGCACGGCCACGCTGCCACTCCAGAGTTGCGTCCACAGCCTTGTAGGTTGCCATAGCCGCATCCAGAATGTAATTCTCTGCGAGCACAGACTCGCCTAGGTGAGCAGCGAGAATCTGGTCTTCCGAGATAGCCACAGCGTGAGACAGGTTCGGCAGGTCGAAAGCCATCTTACGTGCCGCCTGAGTGGTGCCGCGAGTAGTCTCAGCGTCGATCGCGCGGTTGAAGGCCATACCCTGTCGGGACGGGGTGACCGCCGACAGCGACACAGATCGAGTGGGGACCTGGATCTCGGGGAGGAAGGAGGTCAGGTGACCGTTTGCTTGCTCCTTATCCAGGAACTCCTTTGCGAAATCGCGGATCGCGAGAGTCAGCTCGCGGGGGGTTACGGCATCATGCCAGATTTCTGCCATTATTCAGCGCCCTTCTCGTACTGGTAGATCAGCGGGGTCTGCTTGGTCTTGTCTACTACGAGGGTCTTCTCCTCGCCGCCGACGATAACCTTCGGCAGGCGGTGGTGGTAGACAACACCGTGCATCAGAACAGCCACTTCCTGCTTGCCGGTGCCCGGCTTAGCGCTCTGATCCCAGATGACCAGCGCATCGGGGGTGTCAGTAGCAGCCTTGATGGGGGTAATGTTGCCGCTAGGGTCCATCTGAACGGGGTAGCCGGAGGGGATGCACTTGTACTTAGCAATCACCTCAGTGAAGTTTGCGGGGTCGAAGATCGCGGTCTGGCCGTGGTCGCGGGCCTTGCCCTCAAGCAGCCAGTTCAGACCCGACATGCGGTATTCCGCACGCTTAATTCGGGGCATGGTCGCCTCTTTCTTTGTCTAGAGCTTCTTAATCATTTGATCCGCGAGACGACGCGCCGTAGCTTCCTCATCCTTTACAGATGCGGAAGCAACCTGCGAGAAGTTCTGCGGGAGTCCAGGAGAAGCGGAAGCGGGGGCCGCGTCAGCAGGCACCAGACCGGAAATGTAGGCGTTCAGCTTTTCCGAATCCCACGAACCGTCTTCGGCGCGGAAGGCTTCTCGGTTGAGTCCTTCCTTGAGCGCTGCCAGATGCAATGCACCCGACGACTGAATCGCCTGGTTGAAGAGGTTATCAAACTCCTTCTCGGCTACGTCAGCCTCCAGCGACGCGACCTTCGCCTGCAATGCTGCCAGCTGGTCAGTCGTGTCGGTGCTTGCGCTCTGTGCTGCCAATGCGTCTTCCAATTCCTTCACCTTTCGTGCCGAGTCCTTAGCGCGCTGCTCCCAGGTTCGGGAGTAATGCTTCCAATCCGTGCCACCCTTGGGGGCTTCTTCCTTGCCGAGCTGCTCTCCGACCTGGGAGATGTCTACCGCCTTGGGCTCCGGTTCGATGGTGACGTTTGCTTCGTTCTCCATAATTACCTTTCCGGTGTGCTCCCCATTCCGGGGTTCTGGTCAAGCCAGCGGTCGATGACCTCGTGAACTTCCTGGGAGTCCCCACGCCCTCTTGCTCGGGAATGAAGAATCTCCCCCGGCGCACGCAACTCTACCACCCGCGCCACGTGATGCCTGCGAATGTAGAGCGCCCGGTCCGCCGGGTTCGTGAGGGTTCGGACCACCCACACATCCTGAGTGAGGGTGTGCATCCGAGACTCAAACGCTGTACGGAGTCGCGCCGCCAACTTTTCGTCTCCGCGCGCAAACTCCTTGATATTGTCCAAATCTATGATAACATCGCCAGGCTTCGCGTGATACCGCACATAGGTACTCTTCCCCGAAGCCGGGGCACCAGTGACTAGCGTTATCATCCTGCCATCTTCTCCCAGTACTCCAGCGTCTTCTCCAGGTTGCTCTTTCGCGACCGGGACGCAGAGCCACGGCGCGACTCCCACTCCCCGAGCTCACTGCGCGACTTGTTCAGACGGCGCACCATACGCTCCGGGTCGGACACCCGCGAGTAGCGCTGTGCATCCTCCTCGGGCAGGGCGAACTTCTCGTCCCTCAGGGACAGACCCGAAGCCGTGGAGCGGTCGTGCTTGCGCAACACCGAGCCCCACTCACCTGAGACGTACTCCTTGATACGTGTGTTCGATAGGTCGCTCGCGCCGGTGGAGCCTGCGATGCGGTAGATAGCATCCAAATCTTCGCGGTTCAGATGCAAGCCGGGGTCATGCTCCTCGGTGATGGGCAGAACCTCGCACTGGCACCCTGTGTGCAATGGGTACAGCTCGCCAGTGGAATAGATACGGTTCGCCGCCACCAGGCACAGACCACAGGTACCAGTCTTGGAGCGCTCCGGGTGGATGATGCGCCGATACCCTATCACTCCCTGGGGAGCCGCAGACTGTAGGATGCGGGAGGCGCGCTCGCGCTGAGCCATTTTGATGTCCGCTTCCGCCAGCTCACGCACACGACCAAGCGCGCGCAAACGTGCCTCTGCAGGGCTCGCCCCGTCCTGTCGTGCCTTGCGGTAAACGAAGACAGGGCGCGCCCACACCTCCTCCGGGATCTTGTTCTGGCGCGGGTACAGCTCACGGTCTGCAGGCGGCACGCCGTCAGGGAACCGTCGGCCCAGCGCGCGCAACACAACCTCCTGGTATGCGTCCTCCTCTTGGCGAGCGCGTACCAGCGTTTCCTCCACAGCATCCACCGAATCGCGAATCAGCTCAGCCGTTCCGGCGTCGCTGAAATCCGTATGTGACTCCCACAGATTGAAGAGCCAGCGCACGAGCGCATCCACCAGGGAGCGGGTGCGCGCGGACTTGCCGTTGGCGACATCTCCCATCGTGGTCATGGTTATGCGCCCGTCTTCGAGATGCGGTTAGCGTCGGGGGAGAAGTTCACCGCAGTGTCCACAACCTCGGTGCTGCTTGCCGGGGACTCCTCCTTGCCGGGGGTGACCTCCGGGTACGGATTCTCCAGCGGCGCGACGTTGGAGGAGAGCGTGTCGATGAGCTTGCCCACGCCAACCTCGCGCATCGTCTCCTCCACCTCGTCGGGGGTGAAGCCGCCAAACTTGCGCAGAGCCGTGTCGAGCGGAATACCTGCTCCGGTCGCCGCCGCAATAGCCGTTGCTCGTTCTAGCTGGGACGGACGGCGCGGGTCCACCCACTCAATGCGCATCTGCGCGCGGTCCGCGCGCTCCGTCTCACCACGCGCAACCAGCGCATCCGAGATCAATCGCTTCAACGTCTCAGTGAACAAATCCTCCAGCTCCTCGATGTCGAACGCCAGAAGCTCGCGCTGTGCGGACGCGCCCTCACTCGATGCGTTTACCGAGTCCGAGCTCAGCATGAACAGCGGAGTGCGGGACTCACCGGCCAAGTTGCGTAGCTCGTCCTGCAACGCCTCCTGCATCGGGGAGGTGTCAGCAGTGGATGACTCCCAGAACTTCGCGCCTCGGGGCAGGAACCATAGCGAGCCGGGGGAGTTGTCCATCTGAATCTTCGAGTAGTCGATGGGGTTGCCGCCCTCGTCAGTCATGGGAGCGTCGAGGATGACCTGCTGCTTGAACGCCTGAGTCGCGAAGATAACGCTACGCTGCAGGAGAATCTGGTTGATGCGCAGCATCGACGCCTCGTGCTTCTTGAGAAGACCGCGATCGTAGGCAAACTCGTAGACTGGTACACCCTCAGTCCCAGTGGGGGAGGGCTCTCCGAGGTCCCAGCGGTCCGCGAGCATCGACCACACCTTAGCGTCCTCTTTGGCGAACATGCCGGGTTGGAGCGCACCGCCGTTCTTCACTTCGTAAACAGCGTTCGGGAGCACGCACAGTCCGGTCGAGGAGCGCGCCTCTCGGACGTACCCAGGGCGCGCCAGCAACAAAACATTCTCCTGCGTCATCTCATCGACGTAGACGGTCATCGCCGCCGCCACGTTACCGAAAGAATCAGTCACGCACACCGTGTTCAGCGGGGAAGAGTGCATCATGCCTCCCACCGTCGAGACGATGTAGCCCTTGCCGGTGACCAGCGCATCGCGCCAGGCCAGGCGGAGCTTCACGTTCAAGTTCTGCTCGCGCAACAGCTCTGCCACCACGTCATCGCCGTTCGGGGAATCGTCCGCCGTAGTACGCGCGCCACTCAGTCGCATACGAGGCAGGCGCGCGTCTACCAGCAGGGACGCCAGATTCATACGAGACAGCTTCACCAGGCGCTTGTACGCCGCCGCCGTCTTGTCATCCACCATCGCGTCCAGGTCTGGCATGGGCGCATTACCGAAATACCATTCCAACATCCGGTACACGTGCGGGGTGCGAGCGGACATGATGGTGCCGAGGCGGTTCATCCACCAGGCGTCCGAGCCGGGCTCCCCGATGAGGTCGCTTGAAATCAGCAAATCTTCTTCTCCTATCGAATACGCATCGGTTGCATTACGCCGCGCGTCTGGTCTGCTCCCGTGCCCTTAGCCAGCACACGCAGTCGTGACTGGTGCGCCAGCATCAGGGCATACGCCGCATCAATCTTGCGGGCGCTGCTCGGGGATTCCTTATACAGAATTTTACCTGCGCGCGTCTCGCGGTACACCGCGTTCAGGATATGGCGGCTCAGGTCGGACGAGCCGGTAATCATCACTTCCTTCTCGATGATCGCGATACGTAGGGCTTGGGTCGCCGCGGCCACCGCCGATAGCTGGTTACCGCGCCACATCATCGAGCCGTAGCGGGGAGGTGCCTTCGTCAGAGTACTGAGCTGCTGGCGCTCCACGCGCCTGGTGGAAATCAGGTTCTCCCACTCCGCGGCGGCAGTCTCCCAGCCGGAGGGGTCGAAGAGTCCGTCCACAACATCGAATGAGTTGATGGTCTGGCGCATCACCGCGTCAATTTCCTGGCGCGGAGGCTCCCAGTCACGACCCTCTGCCGTGTCCGGCTGTTCCCAGATACGAACCGCCCAGGACAAGCCGTCAGAGACTCGCATCGCCACGATCGCGGTCGCGTCCGTGATGCCCTTGCTTCGACCCCATGAGCCGTCGAAGCCGAGCACAATCTTGTCGCGCGCCGAGGGGGGTTGGATGCCTGCCGCCTTTAGGTCGTAGAAGGTGGCGGCGGCAAGCTGGCTCATGTCCAGGAAGGCATCGGCAGCGGCGTGAGGCTTGTTACCGAAGTACCTAGCCGCATCGGAGAGTGTGGTTGCTGGGTCGAACACATCATCGAGCACACCGTTGATGTTCACCCAGCCACCGGGGTACGGGGAACCGTCCACGCCGCACGGGGGAGTGTGGATGCGGCACCCATGCGCAGACTTTAGGGAGTCACCGTAGGCGTGCTCCAGACCAGCAATAACGCTGTTCGGGTCATCCAAGTCGGGCTCGCCCCAATCCCGCGTGTCGTAGAAGATGCTGTCTCGGAACGAGTCTCCAGCGATAGCCTTCTGGTATGCCTCCCACGTCAGCTCCGCGAAGGAGCCTGCGCCGGGCACGAAGGCGTTAGGAGCCTCAAGCAACGTGCCGTCCGTCTTAGACATGTTTCGCTTAGCTACGCGGCCCAGCTCCAGGCCGCCGTTATTCGGTAGCCACGTCTCGGTCTGGTCAGCAATCGTGAACACCTGAGGGGCACCCTCAAAGCTGGCCGCGCTCGCCGTGCGAGGTTTAATCAGGCCGTTGAACGGAAGCAAGATGCGTGTCTCCATGACCTCCAAGCCGGGGTAGTATGCGGCGAGGTGGTCTGTTCCCATCATCTCCTTCATCGGCTCGAAGGCGTTGCGGGTCTGGTCCTCAGACACAGCCAGCAGGGAGATCTCGACCTTTCGCTCTGCGTTCCAGGGTGCGCCCACAGGTCGCCCGTTAGCGTCCCAGCCTGCGAAGCGGCAGTTGCCTAGCGCCTCGAACGCCGCAATCGCAGAGAGGAAGGGTGACTTACCCCATCCTTTCGGTCGCTGAATCACGCCTCGGCGGTACTTGCGCTGACCTGTGATGGGGTCTAGCTGGTACCACTTGAGCAGGAACTCCGCCTGCTCGCGCGTCGGGGAGAACGGTTCGTACCGGGTGACCGTCGGGCGGGCGAGGAACTGCGTCATCCAGTGGATCGCCTCGAAGCCCAGGGTGGGCAGCTCGCCGGGGTACTCCGGCTTGAAGCCTGCGGCCACAGGTGCGTTGCCGAAGATGTCCACTACTTGCCCTCCAACCGAAGCCCGTCGTAGGTACGGGAGGGGCTACCCAGCGCTGGCGGCAGTTGCGGGCGCGAGGCGTCCACGCGCTGCTGCATCTCGGCGGCGGTCAGCAGTTCGATGTTCATACCGAGCATTGCCTTGGGGGTCAGGCCGTAGTCCTTGGCGTGGGAGGTGTAGACCTCGGAGGCGCGCGTTGAGGGCTGCCCGCTGAGGAGCTTCGTCAGTGCCTCGTTGTAGGGCACGGCGAGGGACAGCGCCGCAGAATACCACTGCGCGCTGGTCATCGTATGGAACGTAGGGTGCTCGGGCAACGACTCCCAGAACTCAACGGTCGGGGGTAGCCACTCAACGTTAGGCGAGATCTGCTCCAGGCTCGGCTGCTCGGCGGGGTCAATGACAACGGGGGTTGCTTTCGCCACCTCGAACTTACCGCGGCGGCTACGGTTGTTTCCTGCTCCTCCCATTTCGGGCACCTTTCTGTGAACTGTGCGGGCGGGGTCCCGCAGTCTCCAGTATAGCTGTGTGCTAGAATCTCACCGGGACCCCCACCGTATTCTCCTCGGGGCATCAGGAGAATACGGTGGGGGGTCCTTTTGTTTTACCGAACACATCTTCTGGTGTTCCAGCTCACGTAGAACACATGTTCGCCCTCGTACTTTTTCTACGGTTCAGAGGTCGAGCGACAGAACCCGGCGGAGCGAAAAGTGGCTGCTAGGGGGGTACCCCCCGCCCCCTTGCACCAAAACGCACATACACGCGCATACATGCATTAACGCGCGCTCATACACGCGCATACACACGTATGCACACCCTCATACACCCATACACACATACGTACACATACGCGCATACACACATACGCGCATACACACATACACATACATGCACACATACACATACATGCACACATACGCGCATACACACATACACATACATGCACACATCAAACTGCACAATGTGCGTAACACCACACTACTACCCTTTGCGCACCACCGCATCACTGTGCTACTATACGCGCGCATACGCGCGCCTTATGTAAAAGAGCTAACAAAAGTGACGCACTTCACATTAAAATAGTTTGACAAAGTGTTAAAATCTCTGGCATGATATTCACATAGCCGCTGAAACAGGCGGTTGAGAAAATATCTAGCTAAGACTTGACAAGCTGTCTAGAGCTTGCTATGATATTCATATCAACTAAATAACGTGTCACCGGGGTTTTTGCCCCTAGGTTTCGGTTAGCCCTTATGGGCTTGGAGTCCCTAATTCCTCGACATGGGTAACGGGAAACGCTTGTATCGTTTGCATGGATAACCCGAAACTGAAAACAAACGAACTTGACAAACTGTTAAGAAGTTGATATACTAATTACGAACCGGGAAAAATCCCGATTCTAAAGTTTCCGAAAACAGGAACTTGACAAACTGTTAAGAACCTGATATACTGGAAACACATAAGGCACATAGCCGAACTTGATATTTGATAACGGAATAGTGTAATGGGAAAAGGTAAAACACCCATAGCTGTTGGAGCGCCCGCGTAGTGGGTGCGAGGTTCGAGCCCTCGCTATGGGACGATTCGACCCCTAGTCGAACTTTCTAACCCCTATCGAAAGGACTTCTGATGTCCACTTCTAAGACCTTTACCTACCCCGTAACCGTCGTTGCTTATCGCGACCCGAAATACACGGGGGGCGTTGCAGAACTGTACGTAAACAACCGTCATTACGACTGGACTACTTTGTTTGCGTTCAACCCTGACATGTCGAGCCGTGAAGCTCTCGAAGAAGCGGATTATACCGACCTTATCGATATGGTCGAGTTTGACGAAAACGGCGAAATTGTAGGCGTAAAGCCGGGTCGTGAAGATGACTTCTTCGGTTGGGCGTTTGCTGACCTTGTAGAAGGCGGCTCTACCCTTGACACAGGCCTGTACTTCTATTGCGTGCTACGCGACCTTTTCGGCGAAGACATTGACACTAACCTTAGTGAGAGCTGTGACTATTGGGTCGAGGCTGAAAATGGCGTCCACTTTGCACACTTCACCCTAGAATCCCCGGAACCCTTGGAGTTCAAGGGCGAAAAGATTCGACACTACACCACTTACCCCCGTCCTGCATAGCCAGGACAGCCCGCCCTAGTTGGCATACGCGCCGGTGCAATTCCGGCGGCGGGCACTCACGCTATCCCTAGTAGCGTATTCATACCTCATACCGAAAGGAAACCCCCATGAGTTTTACTGAAACTACCCGTGACATACCCATGTATCTAGCGTGCGACCGCTTTAATGAGCGAACCGGGTTGTACCGCGAAGATTACGGGTGGTTCACCCCCGCTATTGCCTCCGGGTGTGAGCGCAATGCTAACGCATACACCGCCGTACTAGCGAGTAATGAAGACGATCTTTTGCGCCTCGCTAACTGGGAACTCAAAACGCGCCGTACTGTACCCTCTAAGCTGCGCCGTGAAGTAGGCGGCGGTATCGTCAAGTTCACGGCGATACGCCCTGACCCTAACGGTGAGCCCACTCTAACCCCGCTTGGTTTGGGCTATCCCGTCCTTGTCACCACCAAAGTACGTATCTACAGCTAACGCCGGTACACCCGGTAGCCCCGCCTTGGTATAGGTATAGGCACGGTTCGATTCCGCGCCGGGGCACTCACGCTATCCCTAGCGTATTCATACCCCCTACTGGAAGGAAACAGTTATGTCCACCCCCACCTATACCTACCCCGTAATAGTCAAGTTGAGCCGTGAGCAGGTCAAGCGCGACCCTAACCCGCGTGTGCTACGTTTCACTACTCCGTTCATACGCCGGATTTATGTAAGCGGTGAATGGGTTAGTGTTGGCGTCTTCGACCGATTCTCCACCAAGGCGGGCGTTACTGTACGCAAGCACACCGCTAAGCGTGTTGGGCTTCCTGATGACCTAATCGACATGCTGAACTTCGTCGGTTTCGAGGGCTGGCAAGATGGTGTTAAGCCGTCACGCGCTGATGACTTCTTCGATTATATTGTTGCCGACCTCAAAAAGGGCGGTACCATAGCCCCGGTTGTGAACAAACTCCTGGACTCTATCCGCCGCAACTTCGGTAAGCGCGTATCAACCACCATTGGCGAGAGTTGTCACTACTGGTCTGTAGACGGCGACGGCAACCACTTCTTCCACTTCACCCTAACCTCAGAAAAGCCGCTCAAGCTCGACGGTAAACCCCTAACTCCCGGTGTCTGGGCGTAACCCTGGACAGCCCGCCCGTAGTGGCTTTGCGCCGGTGCAATTCCGGCGGCGGGTACTAGCGCACCCTTGCGCACCAAACCCCCTACTGGAAGGAAGTTATCATGTTCAATCTCTCTTACCGTCCCACTGATGACGGGTTGGTACCCCGCCTTGAGTTCGACGTAATCCTGGCGGTTTACTGTGACTACAACCGTATCGGGTACTGTGATTACCCTGTGTGGAACCTGCTACTCCGAAACGACTCGCGCTGTGATGCTATCTACAAAATTATCGAGCCGGTCGAGTACCACAGCGGCAACGGTGCCCAAGAGCTCGAAGACTTCAACTTCGATACTGTCTACGGCAACGAAATTAGCCAGCCCGCCGCCTTTGAACGGTTCTTCGAGAACTTCGGTGTGTGGCAAGACGGCGACCCTGACTATGAAGAACCCCGTGAACTTATTGGCGTAGACCCAGATAACCTCGTCGATAACGAAGACGGTAAGCCCGCGGTCTTTTGGGAAGAATTTACGGTCGCCGTAATGTCCAGCCGCGAGTTCAAGGGCGCCCTGGAATGGGGTGTACACGAAAAAATCAACGACCTGTTCGACGCTCACCAAGAGTGGAACCTTGAGATTACCGGGGCGTGCCCTGACGACCTCAAGCCCTGGAACTCTGTCCGCGGCGAAGTGTTCTTCGCGGCGAAAATCTACCGTGAATACCCCGATGTGAAATACCCCGTAGTGAAGCCGTAGTCTCACTACAGCCCGGACGGTCATACCCGGTGGTTCGACTCCACCGGCGGGCGCTCGCGCTATCCCTGGCGCTTATGTAACCCCCTACTACTGGAAGGAACCTGTTATGCCCGACCTCTACACCCTTAACGCCGTATGGCGTAAGACCTCCGGCGAGCTACACACTAGCACGCCCCGCCGCGCCCCTCGAACCCTGGAAGAGTACGTAGACGCCCTGGCTAAGGTCGCCTCCGGTTGGGACTTCCCGCCGTTCGCACCGCCGCCGCTCCCTACCCGTGCAACGGTAGAAGCCTACGCACGGTTTGTACACTCGCACCTCGCCCCTGAGTTCGGGTGCACCCTAGAGAGCCTGACTCTCGAACCCTCCGGTGAATAGCCCCGGTCAGCTCTTATCGAAAGGAAACCCATATGTCCACCATGTCCCGCGCTGAATACAAGGCGGCAATACTCGCCGCCGCTGAGAGCGGCGCTCTCAAGGAAGCGCTAGAGTACTACCACCTAACCCGTATGGGTGTCCGCTTCGTGGACGAAAACGCATGGGCGGCGACTATGACCCACTCTATTACCCGTGATGATTACAGGGACTTCAAGCTAGTTCTTGAACGCTTGGGTCTCGAACTACCTGTGAAGTTCCGCGAATCTAAGTCGCGCCGCCGTGACTATACCTTCCGAACTGGTATCGGTTATGACTGGGTGGATGATGACCTGTTGGGTGGCGACGGCTCCGGTGAAGTACGTAAAGCCTTCGAGGATTCAGGATTGAGGTTCAGTTTCTAATGACTAACGAGCTTCCTACCTACCCGTCCGAACATATCGCTGACTTCCGTGCGGCGGTAGCGTCCCTAGTGCTGGACGGCTTTGTCCCCAAGCTGCGCCTCCAGTCCTCTACGTACCGTGTCGAGCATGAAGACGGTACCTTCGGTGAGCTGTACAAGACCCTCCACTATGCCGTTATCGTCTGGCACCACGAAGAAGACGGCGAGGAAATTGAAGAGCCCACTGTCGAGTATTTGGTACCCGAACGCCTGGCGCCCTACGTTCGCCTGCTGTTCTTGCGCGGCGCCCAAGAGTTCGAGCCTGACCATGCCGACTACAACGGCGAAACCCCCGCGGAGCTGAGCCAGTCGCTCGATAAGTTCAAGGCGACCTGTGACCGCTGGACTGAACCGATCTTTGGCGAACCCCTTGAAGAGCTGGAACGCTGTATCGACATCATGAATGAGAAAGGCGACTACGAATGCCAATGTCCACTGCTCCCCTAACCCTGGAAACCGTACCCGCCCTAGTCTTCATTGCCGCGGTGCTCGCGCTGATATTAGCGGTCGGTATGTTCGCCCTGAACATCTGGCAACGCCGCGAGCTGGAGCACCTGCACGCTGAGCTGTACACCCTGCGTATGTTCCGCGATACCGTCGAGTTCATAGACGAACCGCGCGAACCTGAACCCGCGCCGGTGCGCAAGCCCCGCCCTATCCCGGACGGATTGGAGGTGATTCACCCCGCCGTAAACCGATAGAGTGCACCGCACATAACCGATAACTTCCTTCCGGTATCCCCGCCTTGGTAGGCATAGGCACGGTTCGATTCCGTGCCGGGGAACTCGCGCCCCTGTAGTGAGCGGCGCTCCATTGTAACCCCCTAGTTGAAAGGACTCCACCATGTCCACCTCATACGGTCTTGGCTTTGAGCCGTTCCCGCTTCTGCTCGACTATGAGTTGAGCGAACACCTGATGTTGCGCACCGACGCAACCAAGAACGCCCTGTTCCTGGGCTCCCATATGAACGGCAAGATTTCGGACATGAGCGAAGCGCTGGACGAGTACGAAGAAGCCGGTCACAGCGACGAAGACGTGTACGCCGAAGAAGAGCGACTGTGGCGTGAGCTGTGCTCCCGACTTATCACCGGCGAAAGCGACTGTTGCGAGGCTATGTCCCGCTTCTACGACAGCCTGATTATCGACTACTCGACCGACGAAGCGGCGCGTGAATGGCTCCAGGGCAAGGGCTTGTACCTACCCGTGGTGCCCATCAGCGACGAACCGGACAGCAACGAGTCCGCCCTCCCCGACTTCGCGCCGGGGCTTGGCGACGATTACCTGGAACAGCTCAACGACCTGTTCTGGATGTACCCCGGCTTCACCGAAGACGGCAAGCCCTGTGTCTGGGTGTGCCCCGGACGCTGGCGCATGACGCAGGTGGTACTTATGGCAGAAAGCATTTGCAACCCGGCGCTCTTCCTGATGCGTGCGTGGGACTGGGACAGCGGAGACTTCCAAGAAATTCCCCGCGAAGTGTCCGCCGAAGCCCGCGATAACTGGATTATCGACGGCTACCTCGACCGCGCGGAAATTTCCTACAACTTCACCCGAACGGAGATTGAGTACCGCCTCCCCGAAGAAACCCGCAAAGAGCTGGAGCGTGGACTTATCCGCTCCCGTGTCTACGGTAAGAACGTGAAGCTTGCGCGCCGAGTTCGAGTGCTGGACTACAGCGCCGAATACAACGGCATGGTGTGCAAGGTAGGTATCGACATTGGCTAAGACCGAACCGAAGTACGCGGTGGTTGAGCTTCGCATCCCGTGGTTTGAAGGGGACTTCGACTGCCTGCCCGTGGACGTTACTACCCACGTAGGCGACTCGGTGACCGAGCACGAGGGCGAGCTGACCATCTGCGACGGACTCGACACCGCCATGTTCGACGGTACCCCGCTTCATAACCGCGCCGAGCGCGCCCCCGGCACCGCACCGGACGATAACGATAACTTCTCTCACTTCACCCCCGGTAAGCATTTCCCCTACCTCCAGAACTCCCTGCTGTGGGCACTGCACGACTGGGACACGTGGGTATGGTACCCCGACGACCTCGAACGTGAGCTTATCCGCTCTCTGCCCGGCTACACGAACGACGTAGGCGGAACCTACGACCCGTGGGGCACCGCCCCGTGGGAGCGCATCTCCTCGACCCGTGAGGACGGCGTTCTCACCTACACCTTCCGACGATACGACGACGAATAAGGAACCCTAATGCCTGACTTCACCCTCTACAATGCCTCCGCCTTCCACGACTTCACGCCGGAAGATGTCCAGAGCGAGTTTACCGAAATGCTGGGTCGCCCGCAGGTGGTGATGCCAGGGGATAGCGGAGATTCCAACTACTACTCGCGAGAAGACATCTTCGCCGCCTGCCTTGGCGTGTCAGACGGAAAGCGCCAGGCACCCATGCTTGCCTTCGGTGGTTCCGCCTGCTCCCCGCGCTTGGTCTTTGCCCAGCTAATCCCGGTGGGCGTGAGCCTCGGGGCTACCGCCGCTCACCCTAGCCACATGTCATACCGACTCCGCGCCGGGGGCGCGAACCTCGGCAACGCCCGACACGGGGGTGTAACTACTGGAATTACGTGTAGCTCCTTGTACAACGCCGAGGTTGCCATGTTCGACCTGGAAGGCACCTACCACATTGTTGAGTACGCCTACGTATCCGGCGGTGAAGCCGCTTCGCCTGGCTGGGACGGCTACGACTCGCCGCTTGCCGATGGCTCCTACGTCCTGCTGGAACAGACCGGCACCCTCTACTAGAGAAAGACCACACACCATGCCCGTAAAAACCTTCGACGCTCTACGCTTCACCGACGATACCCCCGACGTGGCGTACTCCCCCTACCTCGCCGCCTTCGAGCGACCCGAGATTATCGAAGCGGCGCTGGGAGCCAAGCCCCTGTACGCCACCGCCGACGAGATTCTAACCGCCATGCTACAGGTGCGCGGCACCGCCGACACCAACCTGCCGCTGGCACTAGGCGAAAACCCCGACTCCCCGGAGCTGTTCCTCGCCTCCCTCACCCCCTACGGACTCGACCTCCTCAATGGAGAGTGCGCCCTGTGGCTCCACCTGGATAACTCAGCGGGCAACCTCGGCAACCTCAAGGTACGCGGCGAGGTACGACCCGACACGATCCTCGACGGCGAGCTGTCAGACCTGCCGTATCGTGGGCACTACCGCATCGCCCGCTACGTCGAGAGCGACGGCGACGAGGCAACCATTGCCGGTGGTGCCACCGTGAAGACCCGCCTGCCCTTCGGTAGCTTCGTGCTGGTCGAGCGTGTCGCGGAGATGGTGGGTTAGCCATGATTGACTGGCTCAACGAGTTCAGCCTGGAAGCTGTCGCCCATATAGTCCACCCACTCTTGGTACTTGCCGTGCTTGCTGTGGTTCACGCAGGCTGTGGGTACACGGTTGGCTGGATACTCCGAATGAAAGACAAAGAGGCTGATACTGTGGGCGACGAGTTCACCGCCTTCGTCGGCGTGTCTCTCATCTTCATCGCACTTGAGTCTGCCCTGGTTATGGTGTGGTGGATTCTGGGCGGTGTCAAGAACAGCGACGGACTAACTCTGGTGTATTTCGCGAGCTACGCGGTGCTACTGGTAGCTCTTCTCACCGGCTCCTTCCTACCTCACAAGAAGTGGGAGCGGGAGATTGAATTGACGGAGGAGTAACCACATGGGCTACCTCGGATTCTTACTCGCACTACTGACCAAGACTACCCGATAGGAACACATCATGACCGAACAGAAATACCGCTTGACGGTGGACACCCTCAAGCACCACGAAACACTGACCTTCGACGGCACCTATGAGGACATCATCGCTGAACTCGAAGGCACCCAGCGGTACTCCCACGAACCCCTGCTGTGGGCAGAAGATGTCGCAGTCGCGGTCACCTGCCCCGACTGCGGGGAAACGAACTGGCACGACATGTGGTGGTACTGGAAGGAACGTGTAGGCGAACAGGAAGCCTACCGACCCGAGCGCCCCAAGCCTACCTGCGACTCCATCCGAGAGTACGCTTACAACGTTTTGAAGAACGACATGCTCGGTTGCAAGAAATGGGAACACCTCATCACCCTACACCCCCTACCCGAGGAGGAAGACTAACCATGAACTTCGTACCCGAAGACATCAGCGAAACTTACCACGAGCGTTACCAGTGGTGCTCCGCCTACCTGAAAGGTCTACCCGACCTCAAGACCAACCCGGAACGGTACATCTCCTTCGACGTATGGGAGGAGCACTTCGACCTCATGGTGAGCACCGGCGCACAAGACGAACGAGCTAAGGAAGCCCACCCGCTCAAGAACGGCTACGGCTTCGACCTCGCCCGCAAGTTCACCAAGACCGACACCTACCAGCTGCTACGCAACAACGTCACGATGCGCGGCAACTACCCCCTCAGCGACGAACTACACGCCGTGCTCGTACACCGCATCGTCACCTTTGTACTCACCTACGTAGACCGGGACAGCTTCGCCTCCCTGGTCTACGCCAACGAAAGGAACAACTAATGACCCGCACCTACACCAACCGCGCCGACGCTATCCAGCGCGAAATCATCGACCCCCTGTCCGCCTCGGAGTTCCCCCTCACTGACTGGGACATCGAGGCTATCGCAGATGAAGTACTCGGCGGTCACGAAGAAGGCTACGCCTGCCGCGTCTCGGCAGACGAGTTCTGGAACATCGCCCGTAAGCACGACCGCACCCAGCAGTAAGAGAAAGGAACACAACGATGACTAGCAACCTGACCCACGAGAACCTTGACGACATCACCCGCTCCATGAGCGACCTGACTAAGCGCCTCGAAGCTATGCGCGATGAGGCAAAGTACGAAAGCGCTCCGACCTTCGACCCTCTCGACCCGTTGAATGAGATCTTGCCTAGTGACTGCCACCCTTACGGCACCAGCACCGCCGGTAACTACCAAGCAGACCGCTACCTTGCACGCACCAAGACGCCCCGCACCATCCGCAACCTCCTGCGGGCATACGCCCACACGGAACCCAAGCGCGAATGGCTTTCCATCGAGTCGGCGGTCGTAGGTGTAAAATACACCCTCCTCCGGGTGCTGGAGGCTAGTACCACCTCCCCCAACGGCACCCGCTACAGCCCCGTGAAATACACTATGTTATTCCCCCTTGCGAGCTTCAACCGAGTGCACTCGGTTGTCGGGTGGACTTTCTTGGACAAGTACAAGGTGCTTGAATCCTTCGACGTGGGTGGAGATACGTACCTCATCGCCCTCATCCTTCCCTAGCACCCTACCGAAAGGAAACCAAATGACCGACACCAAAGAATACCCCCGCTACAAAGTGCATAGCTGGGTGACCAGCTGGATTACCGACCCCTGGGTTTGGGACGGGGACAAAGAAGAAACCGAAAGGAACTAACCGATGAGCGACGACAACCCGTCCCTGGCGAGCCTCGCCGCAACTCTTGCCGAGGTTTCACGGCAGCTTGAAGCTATCTGTGGTAGCGAGGGCGAGAGTGAAAGCACGCGGGTGCTCGACCTCGACCCGCTGAATGAGCTTGTGGATTCTTCTGTGCGGGTAAGGTTCTCCACCGATAAGCGTCGGCTCCTAGCCGACGAATACCTCCAGGAGACTGGTAAACCCCGCACCCTCCGCAACCTTCTCGCCGCGCACATACATACCTCCCCTGATGCACGGTGGTACACTCTCGCCTCCCCCACGAGCGGTGCTTCTTACCGCATCTTCCGCATCTTTGAGTGCCTGGTTACGTCCCCCACTGGCGATACCCCGGACCCCATGCTTTCCACTCCGTTTTTCGCTCTCCCACTGGGCAAGCGGGGGACCGAGCTTATCGGGTGGTCCATCACCTTTATAGGCATCACGTACAAGGTGCTCGACACCTACGAAGCTAACGGCCACTCGTACATCATCACCGAAAGCCCCGCCCCTACCGAAAGGAACTAACCAATGACTGAACCCCTGTACGACATCGAAGAGTTCAAGAAGCACTGCCTCGCACTGGTGGACATGACCCCTCACGTCGTAAGTGCTCGACACTTTACCCGCGATATGGGGAGCGGCTTCACCGAAACCCTACTCCTTGTTATCGGGACGGTCGAGGGGAACGCAGAAGCCGTCTCCCGTGGCATTGACCCCGTATTCACGTAACCCCCCAAGAAAGGAACTAATCAATGACTGAGAACAACAACGCCCAGACCATGAGCCTGGAAGACATCACCCGCGCTCTGACCGAGCTGGCTAAGCACGTCGAAGCTATCCGTGGCGGTGAGAACGCACCGGAGCTTGACCCGAACGACCCTCTGAACGAGATTGTGGGGGACGATCGGGTAGCAACGGACTCCTCAGCCGTAACTGACGTTCGGGTACGCACCCTCCTCGAAGATTCCGGCGAACCACGCACCATCCGAAACCTGCTCAAGACGTACATGAAGACGATTGACCCGGATAACTGGTACACCCTGCGATCGACCTCAACCCGAAAGTACTACCGCATCATCCGTGTCTACAACCAGTACGTCACCACCCCCGACGGCAGCTCCCAGGTCTGGACTTCTGGGCACGACATCTCCTTGCCGGTGCCCATTGAGGAACTGACCGCTGGCTGGCGTGTCGGAAACAGCTACAAGGTGCTGGACGTCTTCGAGCTGAATAGCAAGAAGTACATCATCGCGGAGATTGACAACTCCTAACCACCACCTCCCCACACCCCCGGCACTGGTACCCGTGCTGGTGCCGGGGGTACTAACCAGAAAGGACTGTTACTGATGAGCTACGGCCTCCTAGATTACACTTTGGGTGATTACGGTCTCTACGACTTCCAAGGCGTAGATGATAAGCAAGTCTTCGCCGCCCATAAACAGCTCCAGGAAGCAGGAGAACCCCTCACCCTCCGCAACTACCTCACGGAGCTGCTGAAAACCCACTCGGGGCGAACCATCGGGTACCAGAGGGGCGAAGCCGGGGACGTGTACCGAATCTCCCGCGGCACCCGCACCACCTTCTACGACGCGCACGACCGACCCCTAGAGTTCATCGACTTCCTAGACCCCTACCTCCGAGCACCGGCGAACAAACTTCCCGAGCTCAAGGGCTGGTACACCGAATCAGGGCGTTACGTACTCGAAGCGGGCGAAGCAGACGGCGAACCCTACATCATCTCAATGTATGAAACGCCGTTTGATTGGGATAGGTGCTGATGAGCGAAGAGAAGAGTCTCGAACTCAACCACTGGGTACACCCCAAGACCGGCGAGCACCGCTTCTACATCCAGAACTGGCGAGAAGCCATCGGCCTCAGCGTGGACTACTACAAGTCCGGTAACGTCCGTGCCGCAAGCCTCAACGGAATCAAGATCAGCAACTCCACAGCTGGACGACTCTACATGAAGCTATGGTTCGACACTGAGAAGAGGCTCCACGTAGACCACCTCCGGGGAGCTGGAGTCATCACCACCCACACCGTGCGCTGGCTCGTCGGTAAGTACGTCGAATCCTGCGGTGAACTGTCGCTCCCTGAACCCCTTCAACAATGACCGAAAGGACACTGAACAATGACTGACTACCAAGAAGAACTGAAACACCTCGACACCATCTCCCTACCTGACCTGCGCAACAACCTTGGGGACACCATCTCCCAAGTCTCCGACACCGACGATCCAATCATCATCACCGAGAACGGCAAGCTCATCGCGGCTGTCGTCTCCCTTGACGATGCCGTACTCGTAGAGTGGGCGAAAGACCGCTACTACAACGAGCTCGCGGCAGCTAAAGCAAGTGAGTAGCTTAGGATGCCTTGTGACGTAAGCGTGGCAACGGTCGAATCCCTTGCTTAGCGCACTCACCGACGACGCCCACCTGCTCCTACTCAACGGGGCGCTGGTACTAGCGCTACTGCTCGCCAGCGCCCCGCCTGAGTTACTTATCCGCTAACCGAAAGGACACGACATGGACATCCCCGATAACGCCGACTGGCTCTTCGCCCTCTCCGACCTGCGCCGAACCTGGCTTACCACCGGCGACCCCAAGCTCAAGTCCTGGCTCGACGGGGACTTGTCCAAGTTCGACTCCGCGCAGATCCAGAAAGCCTGCTACGAAGCCATGGTGACGTTCACACCCGACACCCCCAAAGCCCACCACTACCGACGACTGATTGGAGCTGACCTCTTCATGGCTACCGAGAACCACGACATCACCAAGCTACAGGCAGACATCGCCAGCCTGCGCCTTGACCACGGCGCGGTCGTTGAAGGATGCAACCGACTCGAACGCGAGCGCAACCACAACCGCAACACCGCCGCCCGACTTCGGAAAGAGATTGAGAACTGGGCAGGCGAGCCGAGCGACCCAGAGGTACACCGACGCATCGTGCAGATGAAGAGCAACGAGGCGGCCGCAGACACCCTCGAAGAAGAGCTTGAGCGACAGCGGGACATCCTCTCCGACATCGAACAGGTTCTCACCACGCAGGAGACGAACACCAACGCCCTGCTGGTCACCGAGCAGACCAACCAGCTACTCACCAATACCGCCGAACTGGTCGAGTCCGTCTCCGGCACCCGCGCCCGACTCTCCGGCTCCACACCCCTACGCTCCGACTCCAAGCTCCTAGCCGAAGCACGCGGACGTAACGAAGTCGCCGCAGACCGACTACTCGGTGGTGACCGACAGGCAGAAGCCGAGCTCGACGCACTCGCCCTGGAGGAAGAAGCACGACAACTCATGAAGCGGAGGAAGTAACCATGCGCAACTTCTACACCATCACTGAGGAAGAGTTCGAGACAGCCGCTCGGTTCTTGCAGGTCACCTCCCTGATGGGGGAGCGTACAGACACCCGATACGATAACGAGACTAGCGTTGTATCCTACGAAACCCACGGTGTTGGATGCGTCGAAAGAAGGAAGCAGCTCCGTGAGTGGTTGGATAGTCAGATTCCCCGCTGTACTTCCTGGACTGCCAACACATACCGAGGTACTACTGTTCAGTGGGATGGTGTGTCGCTCACCCTCCACCGCCGCGGAAAAGTGCTGGCTGAGTTCTCCCCGAGCGAGCTTCAGAAAAAGCCTTACTTCCACGGCAACTGGCAACACGTACCTGGTGCCAGTATCAAGGACGACGGTACCTTTAAGGGTCGCTATGACCTTCGAGAACTCACCTGTGTAGGCACACTCGGCAGGGTGCTATCGCTCCTAGAAGACGAGGACTCCTACTGCTATGACATCACTCGCGCCCGCAAGATCGTAAGTCGAACCCTCCAGGACGCTGGTATCTGTGTAGAGTTCGATACGCAGGGCGACGCCTTCGATGACTCACTCATCGTGTGGGGTTACTACGGTGTGCCAATCGAAGCTATCGAACGACAGGAAGCGCTAGAGAACCGGCGCGTAACCGCGCTCTCCGTGCCTGTATTGCGAAGCTGGTTCCATAAGCCGAAGCCAAAGAAGGAGGAAATTGCGAAGCCCGAGAAGACTGAGCCCGAGAAGACTGAGCCCGAGAAGACTGAGCCCGAGACTGAACCTGAGAGCGAGCGACGCATCCGCTGGGACTGGGGGCTCGTGATGGTCGAACTCCTTATCCTGGGCGGGATTGCCTACATCTGGAGCACTCAAGGGAGCGACCACCCGGCGCTAGTACCACTCTGCTCGCTTGGCGTATTAGTCGCTATCTCGGGCCTCTCCGTACTCGCCGCCCTCGAATGGGAAGACTCAGACGAATGAAAGGAAACCACATGACCACCACATCCGAGCACGACGCCCGCATCCGCGAGCTCAACGCCGACGACGCCTGGCGCTACGAGACACCCGGCGTTGCCACCTACTCCGTACCGAAGATGCCGCCGGTGCGCACCCTCCGATACACCCACTCGCGCCATGCAACTGCCCGGCGCAAGTACCCGCCGCTACGCTCCCTGCTGGCGTGGGTACCCCGACCGAACAAGAACAAGAAGGAGAACTAACTATGTCCCCCTACCTCTGCAACGATAAGAACTACCGCGAACGCGAGGAAGAAGAGCGCAACAAAAAGCGCCGCGAGGAAGAAGAGCGCAACAAGAAGCGCCGCCGTAGCTACTCGTCCAGCTCCTCCTCGGACTCAGACTCGATCGTAGGCCTGCCGTCCTTCTTCACCCTGAGCCAGGAGAACTAATGACGAACCTCTACACCGACGAACAACGCGAGCGCATCAAGAAGACCATGCCGGATGTCTGGGCAGATGCCGTACACCGTGTATGGAGCCTGAGCCCCGACTCACCTGACGTGGACTGGGACAACGCCCGCTGGAGCATCGACAAACTCACCACCCTCCAGACAGGTGTACACGAGATGAACCCCATCCGTAGCATGTGGCTCTTCTCGGCAATGTGTATGGTCGAGATGCACGCCGAGCAGTTCCACCACAAGCTACAGTCCAAGGTCGTGTACCACCTCATCGCCGCCCTCATCTGCAACGAGTGGGCAGGGCGTGTCCGCGAACTACGACATGCCGAACGGAAGCTTGAAGCATGGCGCACCACCCAACGAAAGGAAGAAGACTGATGACCTACATGTACACCGACGAGAACCGCGAGCGCATGGCCGCGATGCTCCCCGACTCGTGGTGCGACACCTTCCGCGACGTTTGGAACCTGCACCCCGAGGCTCACTTCCTAGAGGTGATTCAAACCCGCGCCGGAATCACCGCTCTTGCCCTGCGTCAGCACGAGGTAGACCCGGAGAACGTAGCAGACCTGCGTTTCGCCGCCGCAATGGTAACGATGAACTCAGACGAGTTCCACAGCCCCAAGCACGCCCTAGCTTGCTCCCGCATCCTCACCGCAGCCGCGTGTGACAACCCCACCGAGCGACGACGCTTGCTCCAAGAAGCACACCACTACCTCATCGGATGGGACAGCCCCCGAAACCAGAAAGGATAACTCATGACCGCCAAGTACACCCGCAACACCCTCGTAGAGTTCGGCAAGCTGAAAGACTACGGCAAGCTTGACCCGGAGCCCCGCGAGCGCCTGGAAGCCCTCATCGACCCGGAGCTGCTGACGCTGCCCGAGGACGAAGCCGACCAGCGAGAGTACCCGCTGGCCGCCTACACCCGAGCCGTGGCACTCACCCGCTTCGGCTACGCATCCATCTACCCCGGAGATGACTACGACGAGGTGATGATCCGAGAAGCCTGCTACGGCCCGGCAGAAGACGGCAAGCTGCTTCTGCGCGTACTACAGACCATCTACACTGGTCGGGCTCCCTTCGAGTGCGCCGCGGATACGAGCAAGCTCATCGGGCTAGACGTCAGCACTCCCGACGGCCGATACAGCCGAGTGGTCATCGACGCCTACCAGAACCCCCGCTCCGGGCGCTTCTACGTAGCCCTCGCTCGCAAGGAAGAATCGTGACACTGACCGAGGGCATGAAGGTTATCTCGCACCGCACCAGCGAGGAGCGACCCGAGTTTCACCTCGCCACCTGCGAGGTGTTCGTCCAGTCCACCCGACGAGTCGAGAAGATGCCGCTGGTCTTCCGCTACGCCGCAGACAGCACCGGCACCCCCTGCGTCTACGTCCACGTCGCCCAGCTCAACCGCATCATGGGCTTCAAGAACGGAGCAATCAACGGGTGGATTCGCGAGCGCGCCAAGGACGGACGGAGCGTCGGGGTATTCCCCACCTCCGTCATCAAGGGACTCCTGACGGAGAAGCGAGGCGGCGGAACACATGCACAGGGCGTGTCCCTGGAGTTCATCATTGCCGAACTGAGCCGAGTGCCAGACCGCGACCGAAACAAGGTGCTCAAATACCTGCGCCGATGGCTCTACGTCGCGCAACAAGGCTACCTATACCCCGGCTCGGGGCACGTGGGGCTGCCCGAGAGTGTGCGGGGGCTGATGCCCTGGGACACTACGCCCAGAGGCACTGAGCCGCCCGAGCCGGAGGGTGTGAAGCCCGTCGAGGAGATGCCGCACAATGACGGGCTGGAGCAGGAAGCCGCCGACGCACTCAAGGAGCTCACCGGGCGTATTGCTACACTAGCTGTCCGGGCACTGCAAAATGCGAACGTGCCGGGCAACGTAGCTATGAGCCTTACCCGGCTCCGCTACGACCTGCAACAACTCGAAGAAAACCTACAGAAGGAGATGAAACAATGACCCCCGAACCGATGAGTTACCACGACGTGGAGCGTCTGGCCGGTGAAGTGTACGAGGCTGAACAGAAGGAGCGAGAGGAAGAAAGCGATGACTTTCTCTTCGGGCTCGCGTTCCTCGCCTGGATTTCGAGCTAGTAAGGAGGATACGAAGATGCCCACCGAACTGAACCTGAAACCCGGTAGCCTACTATCACTGCGGGTTGCGTCCAGCAGTGGGGAAGAGCTCCGCGTACCGGAAGCCCGGATCGCAAGCGTCACCCCGGTGGTGCGCTCCGGTGAACCTCTCCGGTACGAGGTGATGGTGGAAATGCTACCCGCCTTCCGTGGTTACGGCTACGCCTCCGACCCGCTGGAATACCGAATCCGCCGTGAAGAGATGCGCGGGGTACCGTGGATGTTGGCCCAACTGCGATACAACGAGGACTCCCTATCCATCCGGCAGCTTGCCTACCGCTACGCCCGTTCCGGGCAGCCGCATTACGGGCGCACTCCCCTCATTGAGGGGGATAAGAAGATCTACGCGATTCTAAAGATCGATAGGGTCGTTGAAGAGCGATGCTCCCCGCTACCAGAGTCACGTGTTGTGACGAATAAGGTCTTCCGGTTCGACGTCGCCCGTGCGCCACGGAGGGCTGAAACGTTCCTCTCCCCCCCCCTCAATGAGCACCACTACCCGGAAGTTCGTAGCACCAGCTACGAAGCGCTCCTCGGGAAGGAGTTTGAAATTCCCGACTGGTACCCGATGCGCGTCGTACTTGTGCTCCCCAAGAGTGCAAGCTGTCCCCTAGGTTGTGTACTAGTCGAGTTCCAGAAGTGACACGAAGAAAGGAGGCGGGGTTTATGCTTGACCGCCGCATCACCGTAAACCCCGCCGCCGTTTACGACGAGCTGGACAAGATTCACTCGTACCGGGAGATTATGCTCAGTCACTTGGCGATGCTGAACTCCCACCCAGACAAGGCGGTAGCCGAAGTTGCCGCACCCTTCACCCTCACCGCCTCCGAGTTCCTAGACTCCCTCAACGCACTGGAAGACCTGCTGACCGAAGAGTGGGACGGGGGCGACGATGACGACCTAGAAAGGACTGACGAATGACTGAGATCCCCGTATGGATCAAAGCAAATCTAATCTCGTTCGGAGCCGAGCGCCCCGGACTGACCCTGCTCAGCAAGGAACCTACCGACCCGAGCGCCTACCCGCTCGCCTTCTGCGCACTGCCCGGCCTGTACACCCCCTCCTGGCAGGGAGCCGAGCCGCAGACCTACGGTGCAGACCCCGCCGACTACGGACTGCCCACCCTGTACTCCGCACAGGCGGAGAAGCCGGACTACACCGGCTTCGCAAACGCTATCCGACCCGTCGCCAACGACATCATCCGCAACAGCTTCGCCACCACGTTCAGCCGAGCACTGCTCACCAGCATCGTCAATGCCTACGCCTGGGCGACGGCATCCCGCAACTTCCCCGACGAGGACGAAGCCGCACGAGGACGCAAGGAGCTACGACTGCTCCAGACGGCAGGCATCAAACTCCCCGACGACATGGAGTGGGGCTCCCGCTCCGTCGTCCGCAACCAGGCGTTCACCAACGCACTCAGCAAGCTCAAGCTCTCCGCCCCGGAGCCCGTGGAAGGCGTGAATGACCTCTACACGGCGACTCTGACGGTGGAAGATTAGAAAGGACAATCAACTACATGACCACCCGCACCTTGAAGCCCGGACCGCACGGCAAGCTCTACGACATCCCGGCTATCGCCGCCGCTACAGGTTACACCCGCGAAAACATTTACCACGTTCTCGGTGCCCAGAACTTCCCGGCACCGGCAGTGACCTACAACCGGGGCAAGAACCTCGGGGAGGGGCGGCTCTGGCGTGAAGAGGACATCCAGGCGTGGGCAGGGCTAACCCTGTCGCAGAAGATGCGAGGCGAAGGCTCTAGCGTGCCGGACGTGGCTCGCATCGAAGACTACGCTACCGGCGACGGCTCCGGGCTCATTGTCTGCACCATCACCGGAGGCGCTGACGGCTTCCTGAGCGCCGCAAAATCCGTGGAGTACTCAGCAGGTGGTCTGACCCGTGAAGAAGCCGCAGAGGTAGCGTTGAAGGCCGCACAGGGAGCATCCCGTGCCGAAGCGTAGCAAGAAGCGTACCGGGTGGGGCGCTAAGAGCGGGCTCACCTACCAGCAATCCCCGCAATGGCGGAAGATTCGACTCGACGTGCTCAAGGCAGCCGGTTTTCAATGCATGGCGACCAACGCCGTGACAGGACAGCGCTGTACAGCCAAGGCGACCGACGTAGACCACATCAACGGGCCGAGCAACGACCAGAGCAACCTCGCGGCGTTGTGTGGGCACCACCACCGGCGCAAGACCAGCGCTGAGACTGCCCGGAAGAACCGCGAGAGCCTGCAGAAGCTTAGGCGAATGTCGGGACAGACGGTCCGAGGTCTGGGCGGGCGAGAAATCCTCCGCAAGGACGCACCGCTTGGCGCTCGCATCGACTGGAGTAAGTACAAGGCTTCGGGTAGACTTGGAAACGCTATAGGTAGAGGTACCGAAGGCGACTAGGGAAATAACGGGAGAGCCACCCATGAGCAGACGTTCATAGGTGGCTTTTCTGTACCCTCCGAACCGGGCTTACCGACTAACTTCTATATAAACTTTCCGTGCGCGCGAG